ATCAGCAGCTTCATTGATGGCTGTATATGCCCATGAATGCAGGTCTGTTAGTTCGCGCAGATTTTCAATATGACGCTTTGCCTCCACCACTTCCTTGCTCTCAATAGGAGAGGGTTGGGGTGCTGCGAAATTGCGACTATCTTCTATCGCAAGCCACACATCCCCGTTCGCGCTCTTAGCTATTTCGCCAGTCAACGTTGCAAAAATACGATGATCGTGGTCATCGTCGCCAGTGCTGACATCGACCGATATTTCTTGCCCCTGTACAGGCATAGCTCCATGCTCTTGTACTAGCTGGGGTGCTGCGTAAATGCGCGTCATATCCGGTAAATCACAATCATTTTTCAACACGGCTGTGCGTTTTCCAGTTAATTGATCTACGAATATACGACCGACAAAGCCATCAGGCATAGCTCCATGCGCTTGCTGGACAATAGTATTAGCATGCGCATCGACTTCAGCACGGTACATAGCTTCCCATACTTTTTCTGACTTCTCCAACTCGGCTATGCGCCTATCTTTTTCATCCTGCTCGACTGGCTGCGCTTGCTGATCCTTTATTTGCTTGAGTTCTAAAATTCGCGCTCTAACATCACAAGCTAAATCGTATGGCATATGCACTTTATCCAGCAGGCCTTTGAACGTTGCAATAGCTTTCAATACAGGGTCTTTGTCGTTAGCGATCATTCTTAGCTCCAGCTAATAAAACCATATTTACTACTGAGTACGGAGCAGGCTTATCGCCCATTCGCAAGCCATGACCATCGCACCAATCACACTTTCCAATAGATTGATAGGAACCCATTCCGCATCCAGCCGTATAAGTCTGTTCGTACTTACCTTCTCCATCGCAAACTGTGCAGAGTGTCGCTGCAAAATCAGAGCCGAATTTAGCCAACCCAACTTTTAGAGCTACGGAACCTGTATTCATTTCTTCCCCTCCTGCGCAGCTATAGCGGGTGAGGGCATCCAAAATAAAGGTTGATTAGCACGACACCAGCCAACCCCCAAAAGTATCTCTTTGTCACAACTCCAATACGGTTTGGGTCGCGTGTTGTATTCCTGTTTGCACCAATACCCAAAAACTGGCTGGTCACCCATCAATAAAATAATTCTTTCATTAGTTGGAGCGGTTGAAATCGGACGCCACGCATCTTTCGCATCCTCTACCTGCGCTTGCTGATCCTTGATCGATTCTTTTGCCAGATCACAGAATTCATTGAAGTTTTTCATTGCTTCCAGTGCTTGCTCGACTGGGTCTTTTGTTTTGTCTTCTAATTGATTCATGATCGTCAACTTTCTAATAATCAAATGATGAATTATTTTTTCGGCACATTGCAAAGGCCCACTTTGGGGAGCCATCTATATCCAGTAACTCGCATCCAACTGTATTCCGTATGCCGCTGTTGAACTGCACCGCAATTTAAACAGCGGCGCATAGGTTCGCTCATTGCCACCTTCACCGGCGTCCATCCATCTGGTGTGTGAGGTTTCCAATTATGTTTCATTGCTTTCAGAACTTGCCTTCCATGTGTTACAGCCAAATCCAAAGACGTAGTGGTAAACCCAACTAATAAGATTCGCCTGCCAGTAATAAGAAAAATCTCCGACGATAAAACACCTTGTTATTCTGCCTCTTACGGCACGATAAGCAGTAACTCGAAAAGGTTTTCTTGGATTTTCATTTGGCGCATCAGCGGGGTATATGACATAGTTCTTTTGCATGGCATTACCGCAAATTCACAACGAAATACGAATAACTGCAATTTATATATCTCATCCCTGTTTCCCTCCCTGCATAGCTATGGCGGCATCAATAGCTTCGCGTGGCGTTGAGAACCATTCAGATTGATATTCTTCAAAGTCAGGCCAGTAGAGCCGATACCGAGTGCCTGACTGTAGCGACAAGCTCTCGACACAACATTCTTCAGTTACGAGCCAGTCCAGCCTCTCTGTATCCGTCCTGTCCTCGTATTTGCCGGACATGGTTTCAATATCTTTCTTTAGCTGCTCCACTTCAAAAAGTAATTCACCAATCCACGCATTCATGTTTGCGACACAGGATGCATTCCCACTGTTTGCAGCATCATCTGCAACGCGCTTATAGGATGGATGGTCTTTCCAGTCGCCATAGATACGATCAAACGCATTGGCTTTTGAAACTAGATAATCATGCTCGCCGGACTGCTCTTTGAGATACTGGGCGGAGAGGAGGGCGCGAGCGAATTCAAGCATAGAGCGGTCTGTGACTTTTCCATAAATTGATACGAATAACAGATCGTTTCCTAGCGCAAGTATCTGTTCATCCGTCCGCGCCGATGCAGTGCTTTGTTTTGTGTTGGTCATGATGCGCTCCGAGCTTCTTTTATTTCACGGTCAAGATCAGACTTTCGGAATTTGAGATATACTCTCCTTCTTCCGATTTGGAATGCAATTTCTACGAATGGCAATTCCAAATCGATTAATTCAATCATGGTTGGCTCTTGCAGTTCGGCGCAATCTGCATCACCGCGATAAACAGTAACTTCTCCTATAATCATTTCGTTTCTTCCTTCGCAGATTATGGGATGCAGCTCGGGCTACCGCCGCAGTAGCTCATATCTTGGCAAAACTCATCTGGTGCACAGTAGATTTCATATGTGCGACCGCATCCATTGCATTCAGCTACGAACTCGCCTTCTCCGCGCTCCCACAGACCTTCTGGCAGCTCTTTTTCTTCCGACTCGATTTCTGGTTGCGCGACATCTGGCACATGCTTGCGCCGAACGACAACAAAGCTGGACAATGGAGCCATCTTGTAAGGCACGTCCTGCATAAATTTCCAGTACATCACACACCACCTTTCTTATCGGTAGGTGTGGATGGTTGCAAAGCACGGGCAAATGCTGACGCTGATCGGCATGAAGCAAATGCAACCAGCACAGCAAAATCACCCTGCACTTTTACGCTACGAATGTTTTTCAGTTCATCGCTTACCTGTGACTGGCTTGATTGCAAAGCCTCCAACCTATTCTCAAGATCAGTAATCCGCGAAGTCAAAGCGTGATAATTTCTCTCGCTGAATTTTGCACTGCGCAGCATGTCGAGTTGCGCTCCCAGCTCTGCTATGCGCTTATCCTTTTCCAGATTGGACTCGCGCAGGGCTGTGACTTCATTAGCAGTGCTTTGTTTGGTGTTGGTCATGATTATTAATTCCATTATTTTGCTTCAATATTAATCAACAAATGTCTTTTTGCAGGAAGGACATGCACATAAAAGTACTCCTTCTTTATAGTATCCAGTATAGGCATAGGAGCTTCTTACCAAGGTAATAGATGATTCATAAAAATCTCCAAATTCACCTTCAATTGTTTTAAGCTCTTCCCCAGACCATCTATGTTCATATCCGCAATGAGGACATTTCATTTTAATATCCTTTATAATTTGAAGTTGGTACAAATATTTACTACACAGTTACATATCGTCCGGCGCACTTGGCTGCATTAGCTTTTATTGTACCAACAAATATGTAGGCTACGCTCCTATTACTTGTTGCGCACCTTTCATAGGGCATTTGACTTTGTCCATTTTGCCGTCAAATAAGCACCTCAGCAACCTACATACTTCTTAGTAATAATGCTTACTAGTTAATACCAAGACAACTATATGTGTTTTGGCTCCCGTCTCTCCGGAACTGTCACGTCTTTTCCTCTGTCACAACGTTGGCGACATAAAACACCATAGTTTAATAGCACCCAGAACTGTGCTGGTTTCAAACAACACATCATTTACCCGTGATGTGCACATGCTATCTATGTGAATTTTCGGGGGCGTAATCAATTTCTAAAAACAATAAAGCCATTCTATACTATGAATGGCCTATTGTCAAGCTATTTTTACATTAATTTATAAATTAATGCACTACTGCTGGCTGATTTTCTTTGCTTGATTCTTTTTCATCAGAAATCAAACTTTCACTGTAACGAAGCAGCTCCATCGCAGCTCCAAGAATTTCATCCTTAGTAGCTTTCAAAGGAACATACATTTCAACATTCTTGAAAGAAATATGCTTTGTTCCTTTCTTATCCACTAATTTTTTCCAACGGTGATAACTGGCAGCTTCCTTCTTGGAAATTGTAATGGAATCCTCAGAAACAATAGGCTTCGCATTACTTAAAGCTTGTTCCATTGCTTGAGCCATTTGTGTTCCTGCGGAGTTATCCTCTTTCTTAGGGGACTCTTGGCCTTCTGCTTTTGGTGCGGATTTAACCGCATCTGACACAGCAGGCTTTGTTGTCACAGGCTTTCCAACCAATGCCAAAACACCGTTGATCGATTTCAAATCATATTGTTTAAGCCCTTCAACAATACTGTTGATAATTGCCATTTCTGCATTGTTTCCAATCCAGCTCTCAATAGTGTCAGCACCAAGGAAGTTGAACAAATCTGCTGCAACATTAATCCTACGCTGCACAGTTTTGTAATCAGGGTCTGTTGCATTTTCGCACTTGTATCCAGCATCTTTGTAGATGTCTGATAAAATACGTTTGGTGCGCAAATTAGTAGCTCCGCTTTCGGAGAAAACAGCAAGTCCAACTGACAGCTCCAGATTCAATGCATACTTACTTGACATTGCAGCAGATGTAATTGCTGAAATATATGTCTGCAAGGAAATGCTAAGAGCCTTTTTTAAAGTTTGGTCAGAAGGCTCTTTTCCTTTCATTGGGGCTGCTTTGGAAGAAGATTTAGCAATTTGTGCGTTTTCCATGATAAATATCCTTTTAAAAATGGAAGGTTAATAAATTAATGGCTTGCATATACTCAGAATGCTGCACTGCCATAAAGTTCATTATATACACAAATATTTTCAATGCTTTGACAATTATCAAACTTTTATTATCTTATTTTAAATACTTTTTGGCAACATTATTGCACTTCGTCTTTCTTAGATATTGCATAATCTTGTTCTGATTGTTTTTCTGACAACAATTCTTGTTGTCTTTGTCGTGCTACAGATATGCATTCATCTGCACTCGGCCACGAGCCATTGATAATAGCTATATTAACATCATTATCCATGCTAATGTTTACGCAGGTATCGTACAAGCCTTCGAAGATCAGGACGTGATGTTTATTCTTAATACGCACAATATCATCTTCATTTGCTAAAACTTCATGCCCAACGGAATCATACCATCTTGCGTTAACTTGGAATTGCAGTTCTAGTTTAGGATTATTTGCCAAAGTAACCAGAATATCTGCATGTTTATGTCTTCCCATTATTATCTCCTATAAAATTTCAGTGTTGTCTGTTTAATTCTGTCCGTTCTTAGCAGCTTCTAACTGTGCTATCACTCGTTCAAGACTGTCAGCCTCAGTTTTATCCCAACGTGCTTCCTCAAATGCAGGCAGGAATAGACTTTTAATGCCATCTGTACGCTTACTGATAACATCGTTTGCAGATACTGTTACTATTTCTGGTGCATTAGCCCAGAACTCCTTGCGCTGGTCGTCACTGAACCCTGTACCAAGATCAGAAACAAGAAGCTTATCAGATGTAACAATAGTAAGAGAACCCATCATACCTTTATATTTGCCGGTGCCCTCTGTCATACCAATCACTTCGTACTCAGCTTCAAACTTAATTTTGAGCTTCACAATATCCTTCGCAGTGCCATCCTTCCACAAACTGTCTGGGGCTTTAATGACGCAACCTTCCAATCCTTTAGCGGTATGCTCGGAATAGATTTTATAAGCGTCTGCAAGAGAAGTCACTTGCCAGTTGTCTACGATTCCTAAATAATGAGGAGCATTTAGTAGCATATTAGAGAGAGTTACGAAACGCTTCCCAAGCTCCCGCCCGGACTTTCCTGCTTTGAATTCTTCGTTTGTAAGCCAATCCCAAGATGTGTGCTTAAATAGATAGTCTTTGAATTCAGACTCATCCCCTCCTTGCAAAACACTGTTCAGAATTCCATTACCAGTTTTACGATCCAGCAAAAACCAATCCCCACTACCATCTGGATCAGACATACCCCACTTATATACTTCAAGTTCACCTACCAATACCCCACTATCAAACCCTCGTGCAAAACGGTCAGCAAACCATTGTGGGTATAGGCTTCCTGCACGAGTTATCGCACGGATACCATCTGCTGATTTTTCAAGATAGCAGAATGTCCCATCCAATTTAGTTTGCACATAAAAGAAAGGCATTCCTTTGAATTTATTTTTGATTTTTTCATCCATCAACGAGCAACGTTGATAAGGCGGGATAAAGAATAAATCGGGCCAATTGTCCAGCACGAGAGTTTCACCAACACCTGCACCAATAGAGCCTTTAATAAGGTATGTAAGAAGCTCATGACCTTCCATATTTTGAGCATCTGCAAACTCTTCCAACCATTTCTTAGCAGCTTTACCTGTAACAAAACGTTGTGCAAGATTTTCAATTACAAGTTGAATATCTGTTTCACTAAACTCTTCTTTATGTTTTTCTCCGCAACTTAAAACAAACTCAGGAACCTTAGTAATATAGTAATTAATAGCAGGATCATAAGTAGCTTTCATGTACTGCTTAAGCAACTCGTTATCTTTATGTTGCGCAAGAATATCTCGCTTGGCATTTATACCTGTAGCATTTTGCAGTGCTTTGATTATTTCATATAGTTTCATTTATTCTTCCTTCAGTCTTAATTTCTCTGTAATAGCTTTACGCATAACAGCGGCATTTAAGTCCTTATCAACATCATCTCCGGTACGAATCACACTTGTAAATGACCAAAGCTTTTGCCCATCTGAGCTATCAACAGTCTTCAAAGCAGATTCTGTGAGATAGTGGTAACATCTTGCTTTCTTTTTAAGTTGACTAACATCCTGAATGGAATCTGTCTCTTCAAGATGATATGAAATAATTTGATTTAGAAGGCCGATTGCTAATTCTGGATGCTTCTTTTCAATAAGCTCTATAGTTGTTTTTAACAAAGTCTTAATTGTATTTCTTTCCATTTCTTTTTCTCCAATAAAATCCATTCCTTGAAACTACTATCCTTAGCACTTCCTGAATAAATTCCTGCCCAAACAGCTCCAGACTCCCAACGTTTTACAATCAAATCTCCAGCATCCGGCATTCGCTCTGAAGATTTTATCCATGTAATGCTTATACAATTTGGTGCATGTCCTCCAGCTTCTGTACATATATAGTAACAAGCTGCGTCACATTTCGGATGCGGATATATTTCTTTCATGTTTTGTTTATTAGGTATTTGATTTTGAGATGATAAACAAAAAATTTATAAAAGTCAAGAATTCATTTAAAACATTAATGTTGTAAATTTCTCATAAATGAGAAAATGAATTTTGAAAATATTTATTGACATTTGGAATTTTGGATAATATAATTTCTAGGAATTTCAATACGAACGGAATAAAAATGAAACTCTATAAAGTCCCACGACACACTTTAATAAAAATTTCTGGTACAGATGTTGTTGTAAAATTTCACCACATAGACGGAATGTATAGTTATTGTACAACACCTGATGGGCAAGTAACACATTTAGTAGCATCTACTGAAGTAGAAATTATTCAAACAATATTGGAGGTAAAATGAAACAAGTAAAGCTAAGTGAAATTTTTCGTAAAGCTGCAAAAATTATTGAAGAAAAAATTATTGAAGAAGATTTTTCGTACTCTTATAATTGGGGTTGTTGTAATGCTATTAACGACGCGGTATACAATTTAGATACGCCTTTTTATGAGCATCACGCACTAAAAGAGGACGCAGCTAAATTTTTTAGGCAATTGTTTAAACCCTCTCACAAAACTTCGTTTGACTTTTGGTTTGGTGATCCTAATATTGGAACTTCAAAACAAATTAAAGAACGTCAAGGCAGGCGTGTAATTGCTTTATTGTTAGCAGCGGAATATGTAGAAAGTATTGGAGAATAACATGCTAGATTCAATTTTGAATACAATGAATAATAAGCAAGTAATGACATTGCAACAAATTTATGATACAGTGTGCTCACACCTGCTTACCCAAAAACAGCGTTCTGTTGGCGCTGATAACCATTGTAAATATAGGACTGTTTCCGATGATGGATGTGCATTAATGTGCGCTGTTGGTTGTTTGATAAAAGATTCAGAATATTATAAGGCACTAGAGAGAAATATTTCTAAATCAGATAGGGTTCTTGTAGCCTTATATAATTCAAACGTTCTCACTACAGAAGAATATTTGAATGATTCAAACTCTACAAAACTCTCAGAAAAATATGTTTTCTTGCGAAAACTTCAAATCATTCACGACGACACTCCAGAGTTACAATGGCATAAAAACTTACAAGAAATTGGTTTAGATTATAATCTCGACATCTCTATATTAAATTCTTTTGCAGAGGGCTAAATGATCAAGATCATCCGTATTGAAGATGAAGCTGGTGTGGGAATGTATTATAGTAATTATTTTCCTTACGAAATCAGCAGTTCCAGTAGTGTAAAACATCCAATGCCTTGGCAAGATTCTGGATTAAGCTCTCAAGGAATAACAAGCCATGCTTTTCTTTGGGCCGGAAGCACTTGGCGATTTGGGTTCGCTTCATTTGAACAAGCGCGTGCATGGCTTTATAATGATGACTGGCTTAGAGCATTGAATAGAAATTTCCGCGTTGTAATTTATGAAGTAGAAAATGAGTATTGTAATATTGGAAATTCTCAAACAATGTTTTATAGAGATTTTGCCACTGAAATTGAATGCTATGGTGTATGCGAATATTTTAACGTGGAATTGAGGGATTAAAAATGAAAACTAAAACAATTTATGTTGCCGATGATGGTGTAGAATTTACTGACTTCACTAGTTGTGCGAATTATAAAGAACTTTGTGAAATTGTTGATTTTTATATGAGACAACTTCCAAAAGCGCCTAACACATCTTCCTTTCAGGCGGGAAAAGGATATATTCAACATGATATTGCTACAGTAAAATTGGTGAGAAATAAAATTATAAAATTTTTGCATCAAGCATGCGGAGGCACTTTTAATCTTGAAAGTGCAACAAATGGAGTATTACATCCATCCTATATTTCATATCATTCAGATCATATTAAAGAGAAATGCTTGAAAAATGCATGGTATAGATTCCAATGTATGACCGAAGAGTTCAAAGAATATGGCCAGCCGTACTTTTGCAATAATCCGGATCAAGCAAAAAACTTCTGTATTAACAAGTAAGGAATAAAAATGAAATTAAGCACAATATTTAAAAAAGCTGCAAAAATTATAAGTGATGATTTAGAAAACAGCTCTCCGTACGAATGGGATGGATGTTGTGCAGCTATTGAAAGAACAATTTTTCATGATGGCTCTTTTAATATAAAATTTTACAATCAACTTGAGTCTGCAAACGAAATATTTAAGTCCCTTTTTAAAGAAGATGGAGTAAGTTCTTTTGCTTATTGGTTTGGAGACGCATCTATATTTATGATATCTATCGAAGAAGTTAAAGAAAATCAATTACATAGAATTATAGCACTTCTATTCGCTTCGGAATATGCCAAATCAATTGGACAATAAAAGGAGACAAAATGATTACAAAACCATCAAATGCATTGAAAGCAGTGAAATTCAAATTGCAGAACATAGATTTGGATATATGTTTTTTCATTTGTAATGAATTATGCCGCATGCAAGCTCTTAATGAAATATCTTGGGAAGTGTATGATGAGTGTGTCAATTTTATTGCATGTTTACTTGGAAATAAAGACGAAGATGGTACAATTATTTCAAGTAAAACCTATACTAGTTGGCTCTATCATCAAGGCTTTGAGCACATAAGCAACAGAGAAGCTAATGAAGGCCGTCTACTTTGGCTTGATTGGATGATAGCACAGTATGAAGCAATTGGACAATAGTTATGATGAATGATGTCCAACGAGCAGCATACAGAAAAGCATATGATAACCTTAAAACAAAACAGCTGCGAGGAACAAAGCTTACCCTCACAGAAGAAACTCTTATTGCAGCATTTGAAGAGCTACAAACACAACAATTGAAAATTGCTGCATTCACTCGGCAAATAGATGTATTTGAAACACGTCTAAATAACCTTATTACAATGATGGAAAAACAAAATGAACCTAGAACTTAATACCAATAATAGCCCTGAATCTCTTGTAACTCAACACGCTGTTGCACACCTTCAGAAAATTTGTCATGAAGCTTCTGCAAACGCTGGCTGGTGGACAAACAAAGATGGAACATTTGTATTGGATAATCCGCTTGCAGTGAGTAACAAACTCTGTCTGATTCATGGTGAAATTTCAGAAGCGATGGAGGCTGATCGAAAAGATAAAATGGATGATCATTTACCCCATCGTAAAGGAATTGAAGGTGAATTAAGTGATGCTATCATCCGTATCTTTGACCTTGCAGGTGCATTAAAATTAGATATTGCTGGTACACTTGTAGAAAAGATGGAGTATAATGCCAAACGTGTGGATCATAAAAAAGAAGCTCGCGAAGCTGTTGGTGGAAAGAAATATTAACCCCTAATTTGAAATTTTATATTTCATTTTCCTTAGGATTTTTATATGAACGTAAATCCTTTTACTCCTGCGGACGCACAAGCAGATAAGATAAATAATATTCCTGATGCAATTATTGAGATAGTAAATAGTATTTTATCAAAGAAATATTCAAATCGAATAGTGATACTTCAAAGTGATATTATTAATGAAGCGCTAGCCACACATCGAATATCAAGAGAAGATATCTTTGAAAATGGTTGGATGGATTTTGAACCACTGTATCGAAACGCAGGTTGGAATGTTGAATATGCCAAGCCAGAATTTAATAAACAATTTGAACCATATTTTGTTTTTACAATTAAGAAATAAGGAATGCTTTTTTCGTAGCATTTTTGAGATTTTCAATTTTAATTTTCCTACGATTTTTGCCTAAAATTATTTGTCCAATAAATTACTTTGTTCTCGTTACGTGAACAGATTAAAATATTGGACAACACTCCTCTAACATTGGATTTGAAACTTAAATCGATTTTCTTGAAAGAGATATTAAAATGTTACCACAAATTGTCACAGCACAGGAATTAAAATCTCTTCAAACACGTCTAGCAAAAGCTCAGACAAGGCAAGAAGTATTGAAATCAGAAGTATCCACAGCACAGCGCAATTATCAACAATGTACGAATGAAATTACTTCCATTTTGTACAGGATTAGTGAAATCAGGAAAGAAGCTGAAAATGAACCAATGATATCTGAGCATGCTATCCTTCGATATCTTGAACGTGTAGAGGGCGTTAACATTGATAACATAGTTAACACAATCCTCACGGATGACATTAAAGATAAAATTAAATTCATGTGCAATGGAAAAATAAAATGTAATGCTTACACTTTGGTAATTAAAAATTGTGTGATTGTTAGTGTTGAAACAAAAGCTTAAATAATTATTGGCTAGCCAGAGAATCCGAATTTTGATTTCAGAAAAATTACAAAATAAAATCTTAATTTTAAAAAACCTTGGATTACCTCTGAACAATTTCCAGCTTTTGAAATCCGAAAACTTGATTGATGCTGGACGGAAATGTTGTTATGATTGCAATAAATTCCTTTTAGGTAATGTTCATCCCTTCCGCAGTTGCTACAGAATAATATTAACAAACTAATAACTAAAAGCTTTTAGATAATAGGAAGCCACGCCCCTTTTCAGTTCGTTTTTAAAGCATAAGGTGAAAATTGATTAATGCAAGGAAATGTTTGTTAAATTTGATGTAGAGCAAATCTAACAATGTTTGATAAATGTCAATGCAGGAATGGAACCATTTGTTTAAAATGCTGTCTATTCAGATGTAACACACTTACTTTTTAATCCATGCTTATTTGAAAGGATATTCAAAGATGCAAACTTCTCTGCAAGGCGTAGCACATTTCCAAAACACAATGAAATTTGACAAATACGAAACCGCATTACAGTTCGCTGAGAAATCAGGCATACTAGGCGGTACACGTCCATATAAAAGGCTCGTTTGGAAAGATGGGCATCAAGTTGTTATGTGGTGTGTTACATTGGCAAAGGGATTTCAATCTCAAACAACAAATGTGGTTGCCGCATAAAACAACTAAGAAAAATAATTTAAAATTGGCTGTATAAAATGGAGACATTCATTTCAAGAGGAGGGATTGATTTTGAATTCGGCATTTACCTTGTTCCGTTTGAATTTTTGATTGATGCAGATGCCATGCAGGAAGGGAAACAGAGATGAGCGCACTAACCAAACCAAAGGAACACACATGCCGAGATGATGGGTATTGCCCTTATTCTCAACCATGCAAAGCGTGCATTTCACAACTATCAAAAAACGGTGCAGAGCACAAAAAGAATCAGCTTCCAAGAAAACACAGTCGGAATAATTCCGTTTTATAAAGGGATATCATGTATAAGGTAATCTGTAATTATGGAACAAACAAAAACACACTCACACTCAAAGGTGCGCGGGAATGGTTGCCTTATTGTGGAAAGGATGTAAAAATTATCAATAGATTCACAGGGAAAATTGTTGTAAGGCGCATACAAGAGTAAAAATAATTCTTGCGTTTTCTAAAAACATGTTTTAATATTTAGTCATAGTAGCAAATAAATAGAAATCGCAGTCGGCGTTAATCCAATTGGAGAACTAAAATGAGCGCACATTCATTGGAAAGCTTTGTTAATAGTCTTGGCCTTACATACGAAGCTAAATTTATTCCGCAATCGCAAAGCCGTAATGCTGGCGAAAATCCTTGCTTAAATTGGAAAATAACATTTAAAAAAGGTAGGCAAGAGTATATTACCGATTACATGCAAGGAATTGGACATTTGCCGAATTATTCTCATTATCGCAGTAATGAAATTTTCTATGATAAATATGTCCGTGAAGCTTGCGAGTCTGGTAAATGGGACAAACTTTGTCACAAACCTGAACATAGGGCATATTTTGCAAAGTTAAAACCACTTGAACCCCCAAAAATGTTAGATGTTCTTTACTGCATTATTACGGATTGTGACGTTATAAATTATAGAGGGTTTGAAGATTGGGCGAGTTGTTTTGGGTATGATACAGACTCACGGAAAGCTAAAAAAATTTATAATGAATGCTTGAAACAATTTTTAGAGTTAAAAAATTTAATAAGCTTGGCAGATATCGAAAAATTGCAACAATTATTTCAGGATTATTAAAATAAAACTAATCATTACCAATCTTACTCTATGGACTGCTGTAATCTACCTTTTGATAAAGGAGCTGTGCAAGTGATACCTATCATTAATATACCATTCTTTCACGGCTTTTATTGCTCTCTTTGGAGTGAGCAAATTGAAACGGCACTAACCGGCAAGTATTTGAGGAAGTGATTAAAGAGCGTCACACATCACGGGATGGTTTTATTAGTTTCTATAGCAATAACTTTGATGACTGGGTAAAACCATTATCTAAGTATGATCATAATGAACTGGGAACGCTACTAACAGCTTATGCCGAATCTAGCGCAATCGAGATAAAAGAAATTGACTTTCGTTTTATTGAGCGAATCCTAGTTGATGAATTGGTGCATTCCGCTATTAACTGGAATGAGTTTGAAGAGAAACGCAAAAATGCAAGAATGGAAGAATAAATAAAATGTTTAACTTACAAAATGCAAAGATCGGGGACGTAGTGTTTTATAATAGTGGTAGCTATGAGAATAATTACCATTTAACGAAGGTAAATAGAATCACTAAAACCCAAATAGCATGTGAAGACGGTTCAAAATTCATGAAGTCTAGTGGTTTAAAAATTGGAACATCTAATTCCTATCGAGCTATTTACGGATACATCGCCGACGAAGATAAAATTAAAAAGGTCAAAATGTGGCATCGTGTCAATGCCGCACAAAAAGAAATAAAAGATTTATGGATTACAGAAGATAACATTGATTTAACAGAAAAATTTCTGCAAGACTTAAAAACTTAAAAAGTAATGTACCAATTTAAACATTTAATTACCGGCAAGCTACATACGTATAAGTCGATACGATTTGCAGAGCGTGCACGTGGTCGCTTTGATGCTTGGTATGGATATGTTGTAACCACTCCACCAAAATTTATTGAAAATACAAAACAAAGGAGAATAAAATGATTAATAAGCCTTCTGTTGCACTACAACAAATGCAGCAAGAATTGCAGCTCTATTTAAAAACCTATTCAAAATATGATACTGACTTTTATATTTGCATCAAACTTCTGGAATTATGGGCTATAAATGGTGTAAGTCTTTCTTGTGTTAATACAATTAGAAGTGAGATTAAAAAGCGAACAGCAGGTGCTATGAGTTATAGAACATATCTATCCACTATTAAAAGTAGACATGTAAGCATTTTTGAGGCAAACCAAAGACGTACACACTTTATCCAAGAATTAATTAATCATTTTGAATCAATAGGAAAATAATATGCAATCACAAATCAATACTCGTGAAGCTAATCTTGTACGGTATGCTTCAAAACTCTTTCCAATAAACGATACAACACCTGTTTCAGCTGTAAGACATCTTCGCCGTCACTGGGTGCGATCTGTAATGTATCTACGGAAGCAAAGTAAAACAGGATGGACTGTTGACAATAAAATTGAAAAGTCAAATGATGAGGCCATCTAATGACACACCTAAAAGCAAGAAAGCCAAAACTAAAATTGCCGGATAATTGCGAATATGAAATCAAATCTGACGCGGCAATGTTTGAAGTAGTGTTTAAAGGTAGCACGATTCCGCTTGTAAAATACCTTGATGAAAAACGTTGCTTAGACTGGATTTTGCTGCAAACTAATGATCTTTACTAACGTACGGGGGTAAAATGAAAACTGTTTTCTGTATTTGTGTAATATTGCTAATTCTATTCTTTTGCTTTCCTGATGATTATGACCCGAATGATTCTGATAACTGGGAAGATTGAAATATATCTCTCCTATTAACTTTTAATTTTCAATAGAAATAATTTTCTGTTGTTTTTAAAAATAATTCTTGCATTGGCTGAAGATTCGGCTATACTAGAGTCATGAAATCGCAGGCGGCGTTAAAGGGTTTAAATTTTTAACAGGAGAATAAAATGTTTGCAATTATCTTGGTAGTAGTGGCAATCGAGTTTGCTTTGTTTACTAAGTACAAAATGGGTAATTGAAATGACATTAATTTTACGAACAGGTGTTTATACTGCGTATGAGCTGGAGAGAGCTGGTGTAAAAAGAGAACAGTTTCCATCAATTTATGAGCCATCAAAAATTATTAATCCAGCTCCTCTGCCATCCTATACAATTGTAAAACAACATTTTTTCAATCTCTACACAGAAAAGTACTTCTATCATTTTATTGTAAGAAAAATCTAACAAAAGGAGATAAAAATGTCAAATTCTTTCCATGCAGCAAGACGTAAGTTTAAGGAATTATTTCCATATTGCAAATGTGACATTACTTTCCATACGTGGCTTGCCGTAGAGAAACGAAAAGGACATTTCTGGGGTGCATGATGGAAAATGTATCTAAAAACACAATAAAAACAACAATTCCAAAAATTAAAGATGCTTATTTATCAAGAGCAACAAATTTATCATGGGTAGTGCGGGATTCCATCACTCATCAAATTGTTGTAGAAAACCAAGAAAGAACAATTGCAGAAACTGAGGCACGATTAAAAGGATTTATAATTAGACGTTGAGGAGAATAAAATGAAAAATTTCAAAAAAGCAATTATTATAGCTTGCTTGTCACTTTCAGTAAATGTTTCTCATGCACAAGAAAATAATTATCATTATTCTGGTGAGGAAGCATTAATTGACACCACTCTGACCCTAGATTTCTGTCAGACGATGGACATCAAACACCATGACGGAATTTATGAGAGAAATAGAATTTTAGGTTCTCATCCCAGCGATGGCAAGATTATTGCTTACTTTGCAACAATTGGAGTAGGCAATCATCTTGTTATGCAAAATTTATCTCCAGAATGGCGTACAGCATGGACAGTAGGAATTGTTGCAGCAGAGCTACAAACAATTATCAAAAACAAGAAAATTGGGTTAAAATTTAGTTTCTGAAATTTATTTTAATGCCTTAGATTCCACTCTTTCTTAAAGGAAATTATTATGAAATCTCTTGCAATTATCATTGTAGTATCCGCGTTGATTGTTTCAAATAACTCTAACGCTCGTGGCATGGGGCATTCTTTTGGCTTTCATTCATTTAGCTCTTCAAGTCATTACAAAGGCTCATCCACAGGCGTCATTCATTCGCATGCTCTTCACAGTATCAAGTCAACACAACGCAAGGGCACCACTTCTAAAGCTATCCCAGTGGCTAAAATCAAGAAATCCAAAAAGGCTTGAAAATGGAAGCTCCTAAGCAAGTGAAAGTACAATTTCTCTATCTTGTTTCTAGCATACACCCAGAATCACCGATTGGATTAGCTATTGCTGCATTACAGGAAGCAAACGTTTTGTAATAACAATTAGAAATATCATTACAAAATAGTGTATGTAAGGTCATTTGAGAGCGTCCTGTGTGACGCTCTTTTGTTTTATAGCTGCCATATTATGTAAAATTCAGCTCAAATTACGATTAAGTTATATCATAAATTATTATATCTGATTATTTTATTATATAATTTAGTTATAATTATTATTACTTTAATTGTTCTTTACTTATGTCAATTGGCTGTCAAGTGGCTTGCGGTAGCGGGATTACTTGCAGGATGTTGGAAAATTCCTATGGGGTCTAACCTAGATTTACGCGGATCATTCAAAAACAAACACTCAAAATCGTGTGAATTAATAAAAAGCAACAAATTACCCATGTTGCACCATAACAACACAATAGCACATCAACTGCACAAATAGCCGCACTAACACAGCCAAACAACGCACGATTACACCAGCAATACACAATCTGCACAGCTATTGCAGCCAATCGACCACACTCTGCATCATCTCAACGTACAGACAGCCTCAAATCATTAGTCATTGTCCGATAACATCCGTTATCCGTCACATGTACACATCACACAGTCTTTTCTCTATTGCAACACATGTTTAAATCGATTTAACGGGGCTATACGGCGTTTTAGTTTTCATGGGTAGACATACTCCAACTCGTGCCCGTTCGTTGATCCTAGATATTTTACAGGCTCCAGAAAGCATATTTCAGGCCACGGCTCGCCGCTAAGCCCCCCACTCGTCCTTGCAAAACACTTGTAAATACCTGCTAAAGCGGCAAAACAGTCGGCAAATATTTAACAACAATTCAGAAATATTTTTAAAAATACCTTGCACAATCAAGGAGTTATGCTATAATTTATCTACCAAGTAGGTCGGCAAAAAAGGAGAAAATAAATGAGTAAGACATTTGCATACATGCGCGTAAGCACAGACTTACAAACCACAGAGAACCAACGCAAGATGATTATTGATGCAGGATATAGTATTCCTACAGAGCATTGGTTTTCAGAGCAAGGCGTGTCAGGCTCTATCAAAGCTACAGAACGTCCAGAGTTTGCAAAGATGATGCAGCAAGCGAAAGAGGGGGATCGGATTATTGTAACGATGATAGACAGGCTTGGAAGGGATGCAGAAGATGTATTGCATACAATTAATAAATTCAAAGCTTTAGGAATTAAGCTTATTGTGATGCAATTTGACGGAATGGATGTCACATCAATAATGGGGAAAGTGATGGTGACAATGGCCGCAGCGATAGCGGAAATGGAAAGAAATACAATTAGGGAGAGGACGAAAGCTGGAATAGCAAGAACAAGAGCACAAGGAACAAGGCTGGGAAAGCCATTAGCTATTGCACCAGAGAAACTTGAAGCAGCATTAGAAGATTTTGAAGCAGGAGATAATATTTCTTATGTGAGCAAGAAATATGGAATTCCAAGGAATACATTATCTGCTAATATTTCTAGGTGGAAAGGAAAGATGGAAGATTATAGAAAGGAATGGAACTTGAGACAAGAGCAATATAAGATTGCTGCTTGAGAGGAAGGATGTAAGGAGAAGATAAAAAGAAATATTTCTTTTAGGATGTATTTTTATACTTATCTATCCTAAAATACACTTTAATGTATATTACATATAAAAGTGTATTTACAAGATATCTTTCAGTGGAACGTAATAAAAAGCCTTAAGAGATATTTAGAGAAAGCTTAAAACATTTAAGAGTTATTTATTAAATATTTAGAATATTATATTCTTCTTTCTTACTTAAATAACTCTCTTATTTTATAAGTATCTTTAAAGTATTTTACAATATATTTTATAATTATTTGTAAATATATTTCATAATATGAAATAATCACTTGAGAAAATTATTCACTCGCTTTAGTCATAGCCCCCCAAACCCCCCAAGACCTAAGAAGGAATTGAGAAGTCTGGAGAGCTACAACTAAAGGAATAAGATAATATTCTCAAAAGATATTTAGAAGCAATATTACTTACGATGTGTAGACATCGGAAGAATTCGCTTGCGAATTATCACTCTCGAATGATTGATCCACTCTGCTCCAGTCATTCACCTAACGGTGATTGTCTTATGTAAGACGCCCCCACTAAATCGGCCTTTCTTGATTTAGTAATTCACATTATACACCATAAAGTGCATTTTGTCAAGTGTTTTCTTTTGGAAACATTTGACTATTCTCAGGAACACCAAACCTGTGGTATAAAACAGACAAAGTTAATTCCTTATGGGCAATATTCTTTCTATGGATCATATCTGCAATAGCTTGCTTTAAAGCAATTCTTTGATTTTCATCTTCTACTTCATACCCTTCTAGATATAATTTATCTTTAGGCCCAACTTCAATCACAGTTTCTGTTGGTATATGTTGGTATCTTGAAGTCCAATCAAGTGTTATATTCCAGTCAGCGCATTTAACTCCTGCCATAGATTCAATAATAGCATCAATCAAGTTTTGTTTAAATTGTGTTTCCATACAGCGCTCTCTGAAATAATTTAATCCTATCTTGCTTATTTAGTAAGTTTTGTTCTTTTGCCAACATTGTTGCAGAAACGAATCTTGTATAAAAATCAATACTTTCAGTGATAATTAAATTAATATCATCTTTCTTTAAAGATTGAAATCCTTCATCACTATTTACTTGATAGAATTCCACAAGATCAATTTCACTTCCACCAATTTCATATCCTGCATCATCAGCATCCATCATCAAGTCAAAGAAATATCCCGACTTGATTAAAACAATGATATCGTTATCTGTGTCAGTTGGAGCTGGATCACAGATATATCTGCTCCCAGTGTTGTGCCAAAGCAATACATATGGTTTGTTCAAAATTTCAATGTGCATCATTTCCTCTTAAAACGTCCTTTGAGGCATTTTCATCATCTCTGTGTGGGGCGGTACTATCTTGTGCATTTTCGTCGCTTGGAGTTTGATTTAGAGCTTCCTGCGAGGCTTTATTTCCCCAAATAGCATCCCATCCCGAAGCATAAGCATCTTGGTTAGTGCTTCGTGTTGCGATAACTGCCCCTGTTACATCATTGATTGCTGGCAATTTTTTAGGAATATTCTCTTTCGGAGGAGCATACCTATCTTTATTCATTTTATCCTCTTATTGTTAAATTAATTTGAGTAAAATTTCCTCGATACAATGCTGGCCTTCGTTTAGAAAAGTAGCCATTATGCATTATTTCAGGAATTTCATTTTTATTTATAAACTGAGGTTTAGCTTGTTTCTTAAAATAAACTCTCGATGGAAGATCATAAATGGTGGCTGGTCTTTCACCTATACGCCCTCCTTCATTTTCCCATTGATCCATCTAATCACCACATTCTAAAGCAACAGCCAACGCGTTTTCTAATGCAACAATTCGTGCAGGATCATTTTCAGTCCACCAAGCCCCATCTTCATCTTTTCCAATAGGTTTAAATTCGTTGAAATATTCCTGAGCACGTTGCCTTGCTTTTTGGAAACCATATTTATCCCCTTGTATAGGTGCATGTTTGATAGCGATACAACCGTAATAATTATTATTCTCTACTAATGGGATAGCTGCTTTCAGCACTTCCGAAGCTTTGTTGTATTTTCGATATACTTCAATCTTAATTGCAACATATGTTCCATAAGCAACTCCAAGACAAGCAGGAATTAATAGATAGGGATTATTTACATAATTAATTGTACCCGCAGCTCCTGCGAGAAACAAAGCAACGCTCCAAAATGAAGCTTTTCCGGCTTGCTTATTTTCAACTTTTACAATGTAGAAAGCCCAACACAAATCAGCAACAAACATTGCAATAAATACAAAAAGACATTTTTCAAATATTGTCATTTTTCTTCTTTCTTTTCTTTTTTCACCATTGAAGCACGAATCATTGCTTCTTTGAAATTTGTTAATTCTTTGATAAGATTATCTACTTTACGGAGTTTTTCAGTTAATTGTTTTTTACTGCCTACATAAAAATCTAATGATATTTTCTTGTAACAGTCAGAAATATCAAAATTTGCAGAAAAACTTCCTTCATCTTCGTAATCTTCAATACTTACGTCTGCCTCAAAAATAGCAGTTCCTTTTTCTCTATTCAAAAATCCGCGTTTGTAATATTTAAACTTGCTCATTTTATTCTCCTTTTGCTTCCCAGTATGTTATCATCCAATCAATCCACTGATGACGTGATTTTTGCGCAATAATATGCTGATTTTCTGTTATGTATACATCTATGTATGCATGTTGCCTTAACCACGTTTCATAGTTATGGTAGCCCTCAAGTAGGCGGGTAATCCATTGTTTAATTTCAAGCTTTTGTTCCTTATCAGCACCTTTTACATCAGTTACCGCGTTACAAATAAATCTTTGTTTTTTAGATGAAAGCTCGTCTTCATAAGGATCATATCCATTCCAAAGAATTTTCTTAGCTTCTTTTAAAATTTCACTCTTTTTCACTAATTATCTCCAAACAAAATTGCATAAACTTCATAACATAGCATAACTGCAAAAAGAACTAATAATACAACAACTGCTAAAAATGGAAAGAAAGGTGTAACCAATAATGTAATAACAATTTTTGCCCACTTAGGAAGACTATTCTTCCAGACTTTTACCTTCTCAATTGTATTACAAATTTGTTGTTTAAAATTCAACATATGGATCACCTACTTGAATAACTTTTGGAATTTTGATATCACGCCACATTCTGCATACTACTGGACGATCATCAACCACTGCTTCTACGTTATAATGAGGAGAAACATCTTTCCAGAAAATTTCTTCTTTGATGACAGTATCTTTTCGCATGTCTCCTTCTTGCCGCATTAACAATTCGTCATAAATCATGCCATTGTCGATAATCCACTGGTATGTTTCTTCACGGCAAATGCTATCACGTCCGCTCAAAATAACAATTTTGTAACCTCGTGCACGAAAATCCCACAGCATTCCACGCACAATTGGATCAACACGATCTGTCCCAACTTTCTTCCAATCATAAGCCTTACGATCCACCATATGCGCAAGAGTGCCATCCATATCAAAACAAACTGCTTTCGGCAATGTTGTATCAGGAGTGTATTGCTTTTTACCAATAAATTCAAGCCATTGTTGCCATTGTTTGTAAATTACATCACGTCCTACACCATTTGCCCTCAAGCCATCTCGTTTCCAAGCTTCTTCAAGTGTAATTGGGAATGGAAGAATTTCTACGTCATATTTAAGTTGATAAAGAAGTTCATGAAGATTTTCTCTTGTTTCTTTATTAAGATTTGTATCCGCTACAATAATGTCTTTTCCATATATTTGAGCCAATCCAAATGTATCGTGTTGCAATCTGGTAATTGTATTTTCAATTTTCTTGTCAAATTTATATTCACCCCATCCAGAAGCTCCAGTAAGGGAGAATCGAAGATCATCCCGGCAGGAAATAATGGCTTTATTCTTTTTGGCATACTCTTTTGCCCAAGTAGATTTCCCTGATGCACTAATTCCTACTGTAATAATTGCTTTCATTATAGTGTCTCCTCATTAATTTTGTAGCATGTTGTAATTCATGCAGCATCCTCCAGATCAGCCACTTCTAGCATTCCCTCCATCACTTTAAAAGCATAAGACTTACTTTTAAGAAAGTAGGGATTAGCTCTTCCTGTATCGATTCGCAAAATTACGCCTTCAGACGGATGTGAAGAATCAATTACATCTGCTGTCATTGTCTCCATACGTTCCGTCAATGCCTCCACTTTTGTTTTCAATCGTGCATAGTCACCATCAAAGATTTCAGGAGGAGCTACTTCAAATGTGCTGTTGAATCCGTAATCTTTGCACCATTGCTCTAGTTGAGCTTGAGTAAAATCCACATTTTCATCAACATGATTCAAAAATGTGATTCGGTAAACATGAAAACGATGTTGATGCTCTGCACAACCATACTTATAAACAATATTCTCTCCATATTTGTTTGTGAAAGCTTTGTCTTTCAAACATTTTGAAGAATGCACAGCCATAATTGGTTTGCCATTTGCGTATCCTGCAATTTCTCCATAAATTGTCATCCCCTTTTTCATAAAAGGCTTTAAAGATTCAGCTACATCAAAGCGGAATTGTTCTGCCCCATGAAATCCCTCCTTTTCGCCATTTGTAAGAACGACATTTCGAGTCCCTACAACATAATCCCATTTCATTGTTGCAAAAAATTCTGGGATCATCTTATTGACCAATTGTTTCCACTTTGGCAATTCAATATTTACTTTCGTATATGCACTTCGATGAGAAGTGCCATGCACTTTTGCGTGGAAATGAATCAAAGCTCCAACGGGGATATTCTGGTAATTATGTTGGAATTGCTCACTATCAACATGTTTTGCGAAGTATGGAGCATAAGTAGCTTTAGCCTGTTTCGGGCGATTTTGGCGCTCAATTGCTTCACGAGTGGCACGAGAAATATATTTCTCACATACTTTCACTCCAGCCACTTCATCAAATTGAGTGCCAAGAGGAAAATCTTCTTTCTTGAATTCTGGGATGTATGACAGACTATCCAGCGAAGTAAAATATCCGGTAGAGCGCACTTTCATAAAAGGTTGTGCTCGTACTCTGCGATTGTTATCGAAGAAGCCAGTCTTGGTATCGTTTCTATTGTATGTAGCATGCCGGAATAAATTATTCTCTCTGCAGTATTCTTCGGATAATTGGAGGTCTATTGGGAACAACACGCCTACATATCCAACCCCGACATCTTTAGATACGATAACCTGTTCACCAAGAACAACTGCGATCTGAATATTATTTGCACCAACGATTTGAATTACGTCTGTTACTTGTGCTACGATTGCTTTGTGACTCATTTTATTTTGACCTCCATCAAGTTAACGTGGAATTAGTATGTCATAGGATTTGAGCCTTGTCAATATATTTCTACAAAATAAAAAGCCTCCACATGGGAGGCTAAAGTTTACTACTCAGATTGTTGGGATTTAGGCTTACGTGGTTTGCGTGGAGGTTTTTTCGCTTTCTCAGCTTTAGCTTTAAAATACTCGTTTCGAGCTTTTTGTCGTTCGCACCATCCATTTGCATCTAACCAGAAATCTTGCCCTTTAACAAGATTTTCAATTTCTTCTGGAGTAAGAAATCCTTCGTAAATTCTTCGATGGATGTTGTTAATGAATTCAGGTAGAAAGGCAATTTCTGCATGGTATTCATTAAGATTTCCAATGGAACCAAGTGAACCCCCATGGATTAAAGCATTAAAATCCTCAGAGAGTTCAAAAGAATCTCCACTCAGCAAAATCATAGTGGCTGCAGAATGACACGCGCCAGTGGCAATTATATGGATCGGGGCTTCACATTTTTTCATTGCATGCAAAAGAGCGCCAGTGGCATGTACACTTCCTCCGGGACATTGAAGATGAATTTCTACTTCATCCCCTTCTTTTGCCATTTGTAAGATTTGGATTGCGTTAGAGAATTGTCCGACAGTGGAAATTGTTTTATCAATTTCAATACGGTATATACCAGTTTTATGGGGGACAAACGAGACATTAAAACCATCTACATATTCTTCGTCTTCGTCTGACGCTTTTGTTATTACTTTCTTACTCATTTTGTCCCCCTAGTTATTATGATACATTTTTACAAATGCGCGGGTAATACCTGATCTTACAACATCCTCTGGTGTGAAAACAACAACACCGATTCCGTGTTCCATTTCATTCAAATCTTCATCAGAGAGGTAGTAAGGTTCTTTGTCAATCGTTTTTTCAATTAATTCGATTGTTGTATTTAATCCACTCTTGCCTTTCAAGTCATTTTGTTTAAAGTCCCCAGTAAAAATAATTGTGCAATTTTCTCCAAGTCTTGTTAACATCATTTCAAAATCATCAAAAGTGAAATTTTGAACTTCCTCAGCAATTACAACAACATTTTCAAAGCTCATTCCACGTATATATTCTGTGGGTTGCATTTCAATTATATTTTTGTCAATACAATAATGCATGAATCCGCTTCCCATGAATTTTTCAAGATGCGCTAATGTTTGAGCAAAATAAGGATTTAATTTCTCATCAATTGAGCCGGGAAGAAGTCCAATTGATTTACCAACCCCGATAGCAGGTCTAATTAGATATACTTTTGATATTCTCTTTTGCTTCAATTGACTTGCAGCATGATAAGCTGCTATCATTGATTTTCCAGTTCCTGCACTTCCTGTTAAAAATACTACTGGTTTATTAGCTCTAAGCATGGCTAAGGCTAATTTTTGATTATCTGTTTTTGGTTCAAGTTTTGGGATTGGCTGTTTTTGTGCATACAACTCTTCAGTTGTATTATTTACAATGTTCTCCTTTGGCAACTGGTCTACTGTCTTTTTACGTCTAGTCCTAGCAGCATTCTTACTCAATGTTGTCACCTTGATAACTGTTATTAAAATTACCAACTTAAAAGATAAGCTGGTAATTTAATTGTATCACAAGAAACTTGTTTTGTCAACTTTGTTGCTGTTGGGCAAGTTTTCGTTTCATTTCTTTAACTTCCCGCATTTTGGCAGCACGTTCTTGTGGAGTCATTTTTGCAGGATAAACTCCATCTTTAGGACGGATAAACCCAACTTCCCATGGGCCATTGAACGCAACTTGAATCAATGGCAGCTCAGGATCAATTCGCCATCCACTCAATATAGCTTCTTCAATTTCAAATCCAATGACAATTGAAGAAACGTGTTCGCATTTTTTAGTTTCGTATTCCATTTAATCTTCCTCTTCTTCGGTTGTGTAAATAGGTGGGTAATGTGAATGTATTGCAATTTCTTTAACTTCGTAATCAAAAAGCCATTCTTTTAAATCAAATTCTTCATCTTCATTCATTACTGCTTGCTTCCTTGAATCAAAGCAAGAATTGGAGGGAAGTACTTTTCAAAGGTGTTGTCCAAGAATATTTCTACTTCAATTATTGCTTCATAATAATCATCTGTGTCTATATAAAAATTGCGTAATTTCTTTTTTGTGTCTCGGTAATATACTAACATGCGCCTCCTTCTGTTTTATTGGCAATTATATTTTGCAACAAGGAAAAATGAATGTCAAGAAAAATTCTCATTTATGAGAAAATTAGTTTAAAAATGTTTCTTTAAAGAAAGACTTGACAAAACACACTTTATGGTGTATAATTATAAATATTAGAAAATTAATTATGGCAAAAGGAGCCTTGTATGAGCACTGAAGGCTCAGATGATAATCAAAATCTACCGGTTTATGTTGAAGAAGAAGTTCCAAGTTTTCTTCGTAAAGATAGTGAATTTAGTAAATTAATCAAATACTTAGAGAAACCTGCTAAAGAAGCGATTGAAGTATTGCGCAAGCTCATGGTTGAATCTAAGGATGAAAAAATTAAACAAATGGCAGCACGCGATCTTTTAAATTTTTTGCTTGCTGCAAAGAAAGAGCACAACACAGACCAAATGCAACGTTTGATTGCACATTGCAAGCTTGTTGGGAGAGGGACAGGAAATCTTGTTCCCGCACCAGATGAGAATAATCCAACAGGGACTTCTCAGAAAGTTGTTGTTGACTTTACTAATATTCGTACTTTAGAATAGTAATATTACTGTAGCTCAATAGGTAGAGCACCAGAAATTCAGATGAAACGTCAGTTGAAGACATAGTATTTTGAATTAGGCTGAATATGAAGAGATAGAGGTTCGAGTCCTCTCAGTGATACCAAGCCCCTGTAGTTAAAAGGTATAACAGTTGATTTGTAATCATCAATTTGCAGTTCAATTCTGTACTGGGGCACCAAAATATAATCAGCGTTTCATTAAGATAATAGGTAGTCGGCAGAACTCCAAATTCTCGCAGTGGTGGTTCGAGTCCATCATGATTCGCCAAAATTCATCTAGGTATAGTGTCAGCCCGGTTAGACGGCCTGTCTTGGATACAGGAGGACGGAGGTTCAAATCCTTCTACCTAGACCAGCTATTGTAAAGTGCGCAGAGTGGTAATGCAGCGGACTGTTAATCCGTCGTGTCGTAAGACCAACCGTAGGTTCGATCCCTACCTTTACAGCCAAATTAATCCTACAGACCATGAGTTTGTAGCCTAATGCCATGAGGTATTAGGATAAAGCTTTGTGGAGAAGAGACGGAAGTATGCCGCCTCACGTTATAGTGCATGGTTAGCGTGGCATTATAGCACGATTTAGACTTTTGTACCAAGTGTATAAAAGCATCTGAAGCCCTTACGTAGCAATGCGTCGGGGCTTCTGTCGTTTTATTAAATATTCTTAAATATGACTCAAGAACTATTTTTTGGCCCTGCGAGTTTGAAACAGCAACTCGTGTTGCTGGAGGATAGTGTAGATATTTTGCTAACAGGCGGTGGCGCTGGTTCAGGCAAATCCCGTATGTGCCTCACCAAAGCAATTAAATATATTGAAGACCCTGCAGCAAGGGTAATGATTATTCGTCAATCATACCCAACATTGAAATTAAGTGGTGGCCTTGTAGACGAATCAAAAAACATCTTTCCGCATTTTGGCGGAGTTTATAAAGTCCAAGCAATGAAGTGGGTGTTCCCAAATGGAGCAACTATTCAGTTTGGTGCTATTCCGGCAGACTTGCGAGAATGGCAAGGTTTACAAGCCACGCATATGCTTGTTGATGAAGCTGCAGAGTTTACTGAAGAACAGATTTTATTCTTGCTCTCTCGTTTAAGGTCAGCCCAATTCAAGGGGCATATGTGCATGCTTCTTACTTGCAATCCAGACTCTAAGTCCTTCTTGATGAAAGGATGGGTGGATTGGTGCTTAGACCCTGAAACAGGAATTCCAAATCCCGGAACTGAAAATGTTACGCGCTATTTTGTAAACTTAAACGGGAAAATGTATTGGGGCGAGTCTCCTGAAGTTCTTTATGCAGCTCATGGGGCTGGCAAGAAACTTGGAGAAGATTTTATTTGTAAATCGTTTAAATTTATTCCAATGACGATTTATGACAATCCAATTCTTCTAAAAAATAATCCTGAATATTTAGCCTCCTTGTTGGCACAACCTCGTGTCAATCAGCAACGATTTTTATATGGATCATGGACGGCAAGGCCTGAGAATTCTACTATGTTTAGTAGAGATTGGGTGCAAATTGTTGACTTCCCTCCTGTCAACCCTGTGGCTAAAGTAAGAAGTTACGACTTGGCAGGGTCTGTTCCGTCTGAAAGTAACCCTAATCCTGACTTTACTGTTGGGGTATTAATGAGTAGAGATAAACTTGGAAACTATTATATTGAACATGTAACACGATATCAGAAATTAACTGATGGTGTTATCAAAAGTATAATAGAGCAAGCAAAATATGATGGTGAAGAAATCATTGTTACAATCCCAAGAGATGCAGGAGCTGGCGGTAAAATCGCAAATACATATCTAACAAGAGTTTTGTCTGAAGCAGGGCTTACAGTTAAATCTGTAGTCATGAGTGGACATTCTAGTAAAGGCCAGCGGTTTTTGCCATTTTGTAGCCTAGCAGAAGGAGGCTCTGTAAAAGTTGTTCGTGGGGAATGGAACGATGATTATCTCACGGAACTAGAGCATTTTGAACCCGGCAGTCGAAAAGGGCATGATGATTGCCCAGACGCAACATCAGATGCATTTAATTTTCTGTGCCGACAAATCATGAATCTTCCTACTTTTTCTCTTCCAGAGATGACTCAACAAAGTCCTATACCAAAAATTTGATAAAAAGTCAAATTATTTTACAAAAAGACTTGACAAAATGCAATCTCCGTGGTATAATGATTTAAATTTAAATGAATTATGTCAGTTGTTTACTGGATACACCTAGAAGAACATAAAGATATACTAAAAGACGGCTATATTGGAGTTTCCGCAAAAACTGCTTCAAAAAGATACTTAGTGCATAAAAATGCTGCCAAAAATGGTTCTGAGTATCCTGTCCACAGGGCTATAAGAAAATATGGAGAAGCCTTAATAGTTTCTATATTAGTAGAAGGCCCATCAAAATACTGTTATGAAATTGAAGCCAAGTTAAGACCAAAATTTAATATTGGTTGGAATATTGCTTCAGGAGGCGGTCATGGTGGTTTTCCTCTTTCAATTGAGTCTAGGTCAAAAATCTCTCAGGCTCGTAAAAATTTCTCACAAGAGACTAAAGACAAGTTAGCTTTAATACCCAAAATGAAGGGTAAGAAGCATTCTCCTGAAACGGTAGCAAAATTAATTAAAAATTTAAACAGAAATGGCTGCAAAGATTGGCCTTCTTGGAAACATCCTCGTGCTAACCATGAGATGTGGAAATATGCACAAGAGGTATATTTACAATTAAAAGAAAAACCAAAAACTGGGCCAAGGAAATTGACACAACTTTTTCCAATTTCCAATAAAACTGCGGTCACTATCAAAAACAAAATACTAACAGGCTGGATTCCCGCAGAGGATGAGCAATGGTTGCTATTTAAGTCTGCTTAAAGGAAGCTATGTCAGAAAATACTAAAAATTTAGCCCCAGATGACGGGGCAAGTATTCCTCGTATGAAGTTGAACGAAACTGGATTCGTGGGATTGCGCACAACTAATGGCTATATCTGGGAAGAAGCTAATCGCGCCTTTCGTTGGCCTGCCCTCATTAAAGTTGTTGATGAGATGCGCCTTTGTCCTACAGTATCGATGGCCTTTAATGCGTATCGACTTCTGATGAACCGTGCGCAATGGGATGTTGTGCCGCCAGTAAATGCAACTCCGCAACAAATTGAACGTGCCAAGTTTATTAAATCCTGCATGGATGATATGGAGGACTCTTGGGGCGTTACGGTAGCAAGTTTTTTCCCATATTTGGAATATGGCTTTCAAGTTTCTGAAAAAGTCTACAGACGTAGGCTCTATAGGAATGGAAGTAAATTTAATGATGGCCTCGTAGGTATTCAAAAAATCTCTCCACGTGCACATTCTAGCATTCAGCGTTGGATGTTTTCGGACGATGGAAGAGAGTTGTTGGGCGTAGAGCAATCTTTGCGTTACATGGCTAAAAGCTACCTCTATATGGATCAAACGGATGAACGTGGCTTGATTCCAATTCCTCGTGAAAAATTTCTCCTTTTCCGTGCTGACCCTATTCTAGGGAATCCAGAAGGAAATAGTTTGTTAAAAACTGTATATCTTGCTTATAAGCAACTTACTCTCTTGCAAGAACAAGAGTTGGTAGGTGTTGCAAAAGATGTGCAGCAAATGTTGAAAATCACAGCTCCTCCAAAATATTTTGATGTCAACGCTAGCATTGAAGATAAAGCAGTATTGACTGGATTTCAAAATATTATCAACAACTATAACGCAGGTACACAGCGTGGATTGTTAGCTCCGAATGTAATTGACCCCGACACTAAACAACCATTATTTACCTATGATTTAATGGGTGATAAAGGCCAAGCTAAATATGACACTGAGGCGATTATTAAACGTCTCCAGAACGATATCTTAGATGCTTTGTCATGTGGCATTTTGAAAATGGGCATGGATACAGCAGGAAGTTTTAGTGCACAAGATGGCGACACCAACATTCTAACATTGGCTGTATCTCATCGTCTACAAGAAATTGCGGATGTACTTAACTCAGACTTGATTCCTCAGTTGTTTCAATTAAACGGATGGGCTGATACAGACCTTCCTAAATTTGTATTCAAAGATATTAGCTCTGTTTCTTTGGAAGAGATGTCTAAGTTTGTACAGCGTGTGTTCTCTGTTGGAGCTATTGAAGTTGATCGTGGAGTTCTTAATAAAATTCGTGAAGTTGGTGGTTTCCCACTTAAACCGGATGACGCACCAATTGATAAAGAAAATTTATCAACAGAACTTGCAGGTAAGTCTACAAATGCAAGTGAAGGGATGGCGGTCGGAGTAGTCGGAGAAGGCACTTCAACTTCTGTCGGTGGAAAAGATGCAAGTGCGCAGAACGCAGATAATAAGGCTTAATAATGGCACATGAACTACACAAATTAGCAAGCACTATCTGGAATAAGCCTCATCTTATTTCTCCTGATGCTTTCAACGTTATTTTGGACTATATCGATGCACGAAATAGGGGTATCAATTTGATGCTTCCTACAAGTGACCCAGATAATGATATGGGTCAAGATACAGATGATGACGATGATCTTGGCGTAGCTGTAATCAATATCGATGGCTCCTTGACTTATAAACCTGTGGTAACAATGTGTGGTGAAGTAGGTACAAGTTACGAATCTTTAAGGGAGGATGTAGAAGAAGCTCTCGAAGCAGGATATTCAACAATTGTTTTGAACGTATCCTCTGGCGGTGGAGAATCTTCGCATTGTTTTGAAACAGCAGAAGATATTCGCGCAATGTGTGATCAGGCGGATGCAAATTTGATTGCTTATGTTGATACACATGCCTATTCCGCTGCATACGCACTCATAGTGATTGCAGACGAGGTAATCGTTAATCCATCAGCTTCTGTCGGTTCTATTGGAGCAGTTGTTGCACTTATGGATACTAGCAAGGCAATGGAACAGCAAGGGCTAAAGCGCATCTTTATCAGTGCGGGAGATCAAAAAGTTCCTTTCGATGACGATGGTTCATTCAAACAAGATTTTTTGGACAAAATTCAACAAGAAGTGAATGTTTTGAATAGTCAATTTATAGATTTTGTAAGCAAATATTCTCACATTGATGCCAAAGTAATCCGAGATTTTCAAGCTGGAGTATTTAATGCCCAAGACGCAGTAGCAAATGGGCTTGCAAATAAAATTATGACGAACAAAGAGTTTGCAACATACATAGCAAGCTTGCAGGGAGCATCTAATGCTTAATCAAATTAAAAAAGAGTTTAATAAACTTTTTAATCCTATTTCTAAGGACAAAACTGAAATGAAAAAAGACCAATCGCAGCCAGAGCAAGCTGCATCGGAAGTTGTAGCTAAATTGGATGCTGCGTTGGCAACGATTGCAGCAAAAGATGAAACACTCAAAGAGCTTTCTGGTAAGTTTACTGAGTTGTCATCTAAATATGATGAGATGAAAAAATCTTTTGATGCCATGCTTGCTGAAAAAGCTGCAATGATTGCAGAAGCAGCTCAAAAACGTCTTTCTGCACGTAAAGAAAAAGTTGAAATGGCAGTTGGTACAGAAAAAGCCTCTGCACTGTTGGCAGCAACTGAAAGCTTGGATGATGCTCAATTTGAAGCTATTGTCGAAGCTATGAAAACAACTTTGAAAACTGAAGCAGAAAAAAATCCAATGTTTCAAGAAGTAGGCATGGCAGGCGAAGCTGATCATGTGGAAACTCTTGAAGCTGCTGGCGTTACAAAAGAAGCAGAAATGCTTAAAGAAAAATACGCTAAGAAATAAAAAGAATTCGGGACAAAAGGTAATTCACTATGTCTCAAAAGAGATTAGCCATCCCTGACTAATCTTCAGTAGTAAAGCTTACACCAGATACTTCTGGGGATAAGTCTCTCAAACATGGCATTCGCCAAACATAAAATCATTAAGGAAATAAAATGACTGTAATTGCTACAGATGCACAGCGTTTCAGCTCGGTTGTAAAGCGTGAGTTTGATCCAGCTTCTAAATATTGCCGCGATGCTGTTGTTTACAACGGTACGGCTACAACTCTTAACGTAGGCGCTGTGCTTGGCGCATTTATCGCTTCTCCAGCAGCTACTGCTGTTGCAGGTAGCTCTAATACTGGTAACGGTGTTATGGGCGCAATCACAATGACTTCCGCAGCAGGTTTGCAAATCGGTACATATACTCTGCGCATTTACCGTGCAGTAGCTAATGCTGGTGACTTTGAATTGCTCGGCCCAAATGGCAAAGTTATTGCAATTGGTCAAGTTGCTACGGCATTTAATCAAGCAGGCTTCTCGTTCACATTGGCAGATGGTGCAACTGACTTCGTAGTTGGTGACACTTTTGCTATCACAGTAACTGGCACAGTTAAATATAAACTGGTTGAAGCAACTGCAACAGACGGTTCTCAAGTGGCGGCGGCAATTATGATTGCTGACAATCTTGGTCTGTCGCGTCCAACAACGACTACTGCTAACACAGATACAACTTTCTTGGCAATCACACGTGGCCCAGTAACAGTTGATCCAACTCAGCTGTCGTATGGCACTTCTGTGAATACAACAACGTTGAAAAATACAGCCCTGAGCCAATTGGCAGCACTCGGCATTCTGTCCACGACCGAAGTTTAAGCCATATTTTAACATATCAATTAAAGAATAGGAATATATAAAATGATTGTACGTTCATTTGGTAATGGGTTCGAGGTAGTCGATTGGACAGAAGAACTCAATATTATCCCTAACCAATGGGGTACTATTGGTAAACTGGGTATCTTCGTGGAAGAGCCAGTAGCAGAGCATACCGTTGTATTTGAAGCAATTAAAAAAGATGGTGCATTGATTGTTGACCGTGTGCGTGGTGATAAAGCTAACGTAAACAAAGACTATACACGTACAGTGCATAGCTTCCCAGTTCCTCACTTCCCATTGTCTGATTATATCAGCCCAAGCGATATTCAGGGCAAACGTGCTTATGGCAATCCAGAGCAATCTGAACAATTGTCGCTTGTGCGCACTCGTAAAATGGAACGCATTGCACAAGACCATGCGTGGACTTTGGAAGCAGCTCGTGCTCAAGCTTTGGTGTCTGGGACTGCTTATGCACCTAACGGCACTGTTAGCCAAAACTGGTTCACAGAATTCAGCAAGTCGCAAACAACTATCAACTTTGCATTCTCCACATCTACAACGGATGTACTTGGTGTAGTTGAAAGTGTTATCGCTGCTATTCAAGATAATGGCGGTGCGATTCAGTTTACAGGCGTTGTGTTCCTGTGCTCCCCAACATGGTTTGCGGCTCTGATCTCTCATCCTACGATGAAGACAGCTTACCAGTATTATACTACAACTGGTGCACAACAACCATTGCGTGATCGTTTGGCTCCGGGTGGTCTTTCGACTGCTTACCATCGCGTGTTTGAATTCAATGGCGCAACGTTCATTGAAATGCGTGATGCCTATAATGGTACAGCCCTGATTACAGCAGACACAGCTGTAGCAATTCCAACTGGTACAGAGTATTTCAAAACATACTTCTCTCCAGCTAATCGCTTCGGTCTGGTAAATACTCTCGGCGAGCGCATGTATATGTTTGAAACTCCTGCAATTGACGGTACACAAATTACTATCGATTCTGAGTCTAACCACATCTCTGCATTGCTGCGTCCAGAGTTGGTCATTGCTTGCACAAAATCGTAATAGCTTTACCCAAGAAGCCTCTCAGCTAAAAACTGAGAGGTTTTTTCAATAAAGACGTTACAAATTCTCATTTATGAGATAACTAAGGACAATATATGGCAATTGATTTTTCTTCTGATGTTGGTCGTGTACGTTTGCGCACGGCAGATATTTCAGATATTCCGTATTTGCCGGATTCTGTGTATCAACAAGCAATCACGGATTGCAATGGCAATTTACCTCAAGCAGCAAAACAATGTGCTACGTATATTCTAGGTCTATTATCTTTTAAAGATCATCGTAAGTTAGCACAATTGGAAGTGTTTGGGAATTCATTTCAACAGTATAAAGAGTTTTTAATTCTAACAGTTAAAGACCCTTCATTCATGGAAATTGCACCTGTTCCATATAATACTTTTGGAACAGATTTACACCCATTAATTCAGTTCTCGCAGGATTGGAATAATAATTTTGCAATGGGTACTCAATCTGCACAATTGGCATGGGATGCTCTTGGCGCTCCTAACAATGACACTGGTAATTGGCAATGGAATAGTTAAAGATGGACTCTTCAGATTTTGATGCTGCAGTTGCCGCGATGTTCTCAGATTTCGGAGGAACAGCTTATTATTTAAGAGGAAACGCAGGGAATTATGATCCTTCGCAGGGTGAATATACTGCAACCCAGACTTCAATCCCGGTATCTGCAATCGTTTTAGATTTTAATCTTAAAAAAGATGGCATGGGAGAGGCTGGAGATTCTTTAGTTAAAGTAGGTGACAAGCAAGTTTTTATCAGACCACCTCAAAAAACTGAACCTTTTAGTTCGTCGATATCTATTGACACGACAAGTGACAGAATACAAATAGGCTCAACTGTCTACAAGATAGTAACATTTAAAGAAATAAATACGTCTGCGGATAATCAAGTTTTAATTGAATTATATGTAAGGCGATAATTAAGGAAATGTAATGGCAAATACAAGAGACGATGTATTGATTGCATCACAAACTTGGACGGATTTATACGCGGCAACAGGGATCGTTGTTGGTACAGCAGTTAATGTTTATAATAAAGGTAGCAATGCTTGCCTGTTATGTATTAAAGCGACTTCTCCAGATACAGATACACAGATTGGCGCACCACTTTATGCTGGTAGTGTAGGGAGTTTTGCAAATATATCCGCTGGGGAGAGTGGTCTTTGGGTGTATTGTGACGCAGCAGCAGGCACACGAATTTTAGTACAGGAGGCATAATGCCTATTAGCCCATCATCCTCTACAGGCAGCGGTGGCGGAACTGTTCCTAATTTTACAGATTCAGAGACGCCATCTGGTGCAATTCCCGGTTCAACTTTTACGCTCGGTCATTCACCGAATCCTCCCGCTTCTTTAGTTCTGATGCGCAATGGCGTTGTTATGAAAAATGGTGGAGTTGATTACACATTGAGTGGCAATACTATTACTTACACAGTTGCAATGGCAACCGGAGATACACATGCGGCTTGGTACAGGTATTAAATTTTTTTTGATGTCACTTGCAATAAGTGCATCCTCAGTTTTTGCTCAAACAAAGATAAATTTGGCAAACCAAGTTCAAGGTAACTTGGATGTCTCTCATTTGAACAGTGGAACAAGTGCATCATCTACTACATTTTGGCGTGGAGATGGCACATGGGCGACTCCAGCAGGAGGCGGTTCTTCTCCTTCAGGTGTTTCCGGTAACTTGCAAACAAACAATGGTGCAGGAGCATTAGGGGCTTATGCGGGTACATCATGTACAAATCAATTCCCACGTAGTTTAAATGCGTCGGGTACAGCATCATGCGCTAGTGTTGCAAACACAGACTTGGTAAATTCTTCAGTTACTATTGCAGGTCATTCTGTTGCATTAGGCGCAAGCCAGACATTAGCTGCATCAGATTTGACAAATGGTACAACTGGAAGTGGCTCCGTAGTCTTGGCTATAAGTCCGACTTTATCTACTCCTAATATCGGCGCAGCAACAGGTTTGAGTTTAACTTTTAGCGGCTCTACTTCAGGCACATTGCAAGTTAAACCAGCAGCTACAGCTGGCACAGGGAGTGTAATTACTTTGCCAGCTGGCACAACAGATTTCAGTGCTACAGGTGGAACATCCCAAGTAGTAAAACAAACAAGCACAGGTGCGGCTTTTACTGTAGGCCAACTTACTGCTTCGGATATGTCTAATGGGACGACAGGCTCTGGTGGAATTGTTCTTGCAACAAGCCCGACTTTGACAACTCCAAATATTGGTGCTGCTACAGCAACAACGGTAAACAAAGTTACGATCACAGCACCTGCAACAGGCTCTACATTAACTGTTGCTGATGGTAAAACGCTTACAGCAAGCAATACTTTGACATTTACAGGCACTGATGGTTCCACAGTAAACTTTGGTTCTGGTGGAACCATGGCGAATGTAACTGGCACGCCTGCTAATTTATCTCTGCCATATTTTACAAGTCCTACAGCTTTATCCTCTTTGGCAGTTGGTACAGGTTTGCAACAATTGCGTGTGAATTCTGGCGCTACTGGCTTGGAATGGCATAGTTATACTTCTTCTGACATTTATGGCTTGTGGTCTGGTACTTGCAGCGCATCTACATATTTGCGTGGTGATGGTTCTTGTGCAACACCCGGTGGCTCTGGCACTGTAACAGCTTCAGGTGGTAGTTTGACTGCAAACTCTGTCGTGCTAGGTGCAGGAACAACTGATACAAAAGTTGTAGCAGGCATTACGACTGATGGCACAAGTAAAATTACGCTAGGTGTATCTGGAACAAGTGCAGGCGGAGTTGTTTATAACAATGCTACGTCTGGTTCTATTACGATTTCTCCTCCAACAGGTGCACTTGGTTCTAACACTCTGACATTACCTGTTGCGACTGCAACCTTGGCATACACGGTAGCAAGCGGAACTGCTGCATTGGGAACAAGTGCAATTTCCTCAGGTACATGCGCAACTGTCGTTACTGTTGCTGCTACAGGTGTTGCAACAACGGATGTGGTACGAGCTGGTTTTAACGGCGATCCAACTGCTATTACAGGTTATACACCGTCCACAAGTGGAACATTAACAATTATAGCGTATCCTACTGCTGGAAATGTTAATTTTAAAGTTTGCAATATGACTAGTTCCTCCATTACACCGGGTGCAGTTACACTCAATTGGAGGGTTGCAAGATAATGAAAAAAATTCTTTTATCATTATTGTTGCTATTTGTTTTTATAGTAAATTCCTACGCTGCTGGATGTACATTCGCGAATACGGGGTCAGCAACAGACCCCGGTGCAGCTGATAATACGACGAATTTTAGCACGACTCCTCTGACAAATGCAGTTAATGCTGGAGATTTGATTGTTGTTGGTTTGGCCAATTTTAATACTGATCCTGCTGCAATCAGTGGAATTACGGATTCTGCAGGAAATACTTATACCAGACAAGTTGATTATTACACAACTTCGTCACATGGGCTGGCTATTTATACTTCAAAAATTACTACTGGTGCTGCTGCAGGAACTCTAACCCTTACAGTTAATAAAAATGGTGTTGGAACCACGGTAGTTATTGCTTATCATCACATAGCGGCTGCTAATTGGGATGGAACAACAATATTTGATGGCACACCTCCAGCTGCGGGTGATCAAACAGGAACAACCAATACAATTACTACAGCTGCTACATCAGTCGCAACAGATTGCGTGATTCAGTATTTTGATTCAAGTGCACAATCTGTAGTTACGGCTGGAACACCACAAACAGGATTTACTGCAAGTGTTTCAAACAATAATGAAACAGGCTTTACACAAATTGCAAGTGCTAGTCAACAGATGGCTGCAACTTCGAGTGGTGTTACTGCAGGCTGGCCGTCTATCACAAATTCAACATCAAAACACACGGTTGTTGAAGCAGTAGTTATTAAAGGTGCTGCCGGTGGTGGAGGCGGCGGTGGAACTTATGTTCCCGGCATATGGCTAATTAATTAGAATGAAAAAAATAATTCTCACTTTCTTGTTGATGTTTTATTACTCAATAACATCAGCATTAGTAATGCCTTGGTTAATAAATCCTGCGGCTCCTCAATTGACAGTTACTGTTAATGGGAACGGAACTATTACATCTAGTCCTGCAGGTATTTCATGCCCCGGCACATGCTCTGCATCATTTAGTAATGGGGCTACTGTAACATTGACAGCAACAGCTGCATCATCAAATGCCAGTAGCACGGTGCATGGCACAGGAAGTGAGCTTTATAATTGGGGTGGAACAAAGTGTACAGGTACTTCAACAGCAAGTAATTGTTCATTTACATTTTCTGGAGCAACAGATGCTGCGGCGACATTCACACCAAAAGATTCTGATGTATGGTGGATTTCTCCCGGTGGCAGTGATTCAAACACGGGACGAAGCAGGACAAGCCCATTTGCGACATTAAATCATGTTTTACCATTGATGTCTGCGGGGGATACGCTATATTTTGATGATGGCACTTATGCAGGACAATCACTAGGTGGTAATGGTGGATCATTCTCTACCAATCTTGTCTCAGGCACATCAGTAAAATCAACTCGATTTTTTGGATGGACAAGATCATTATGTTCCCCAAGTTGTGCAAGTGGTACTGCATCAGCCACAATAGATGGTCAATATACTAAACTTCCAATTTATATCTGGCGTAGTAGCAATATTGAAATTGGTTATTTAAGAGCAATTCATTCTGCTTCAGGCCCAATTGATATTGATGGAAGCTCAAATGGTACAGGTTCAGCATTAACAGTGACTTGTTCTGGAGGTGCAGTTGGTAGTATTTCAATAGCACAAGCAGGTAGTGGTTTTTCAGCTAATAGTTCTTGGTTAGGAGCTATTTGGGGTGGTGGAATTACTGGAGCACAATATACAATTACTACAACAAGTGGCGGAGCACTTAGCACTGCAACAGTCACTAATGGTGGAAGCGGTTGCACACAAGGTACTACATTAGCAAGTGCAGATATTCGTGCAAGTAATATTTATATCCATGACACAGGTGCAGGATACTCGTTGCCGGGTTCGAGCGGAGCTAACATATTTGGGGCAGGCTCTAATCGTTGCAATGGCTGTGTATTTGAACGGGACTGGTCATGGGGTTATGGTGCACGTTATCCATTTGCTTTATATAGTGGCGTAAATAATATTGTACGTGAAAGTGTCTCTCGTTATGATGGTGCTCCCGATGGTCAACCTAAAGCTGGTATTGTTCAATATGATGAAGATCACTCTATTGTAGAAAACAGTATTGTATTAGATTTTGATAATGGAACAGACAGTACAGCAGATGTGCATGCTCCGTTATTTACGACTTCATCTGTAACAAACAGCACTTATCCATATGGTCTTGGCACAGTTAGTTGGTATGGCAATATTGCAATCAATACAGTAGCAACAAGTGGAAATGGCGGTTTTTATTATGACTCCCACTCTTCAATGTATAGTGACATAACTGGTACTACTATACCTACTTTCACAGCGTATGATAATGCTGTTATAGGTGTTTCTAACTCAAGTACTGCGGGTGGCTTGTGGATTTCTGCTGATACTACAGCGAGCACAAGAGGAAGCGCACACGATATTATATTAAATCACAACACTGTGTATGGCTCAAATGGTAACGGAGTGCGTTTAGATTCTTATTCATATAATTCCGTCACTATGAAAAATATGCTTGTGGATGGGGGTAGTTACACATCTGCAGGATGTTATAACCAACAGTACGCTGGCACACCTACTACAGCTGCAAATTTATGGTGGAATTGCAATAACACACTTCATACAGTAATGCCAAATGCAACCAATGCTGATCCTGCTTTTGTATGGATACCGGATATCACTTCTGGGCCTGCATATAATACAGGAAATCCAAGCGGAAATATTGGTGCTACTATAGTTAATAAATATGTGAATGGGAGTTTGACAGGAACTACATTATGGCCTTTCCCTAATGAAGCTGTTATTAAAGATGATCTATGCCAAGGCCCAGATACTTCAACGGCAGGTACATGTGAAGCTGCAAACAACACTTCATGCACAATCTATACCCGTGGACACAACACATCAGGTTTCTGTGCAAGCGGTAAGAGCCTGACTAAATATATTTGGGAATATTTAGGAAATACAAGTCCATACTAAGGAATAATATGTTAGACACAATTACAAAAATTTGTTCTCAAATCGATTTTCCTGCACTCCTTTTAGCTGTTTTGTTGCTTGGTATCTTCTGGGCAATGTTTTCTAAGCAAAAAGATGCTAACTTCGATTGGGGAGATGCATTCAGGGATGATGCTGGCAAAGTTAGCTGGCTTCGTGCAGCAATCCCTATTTCTCTTGTTTTTAGTGCGTGGGCGCTGGTCTATGTGTTAATGAACGGAATTCGTACTACAGATAATGTGGATGGTCTTGTCAAAGTACTAAGAGAGTTGTTCTATTGGAACATTTCTTTTCAGCTTGTTTGGGCAGGGACTAAAACAGTGGATAAACTGATTGATTTGGCAAAAACATATTTGTCATCTAAAAATCCAACTCCACCTCAAAGTTAAAAATAACTTGACAAATAGATACTTTCGTGTTATAATTAAAGAGTAGAAAATTCATGGGCACATTTTCAGACAGTATAAAAAATAATATACAGAAAATATTAGAAGATGTCAATACCCAAGTTACAACCACAGCAGTGAATCTTTTTACTGATATTGTTGAATCTACCCCTTCCCCTACTTTTAACGTAAATCATCCTAACTTTGCTAAAGGCTTACTATCTAATCAATGGTATCCGAGCATTGGAAATGATTTTTCATCTGAATTGACAGATGACACAAGCCCAACAGGTGCAGCAAGCATAGAGCGTGTGAATGAACTCCAAGGAACAACAGAATTCTTGGGTAAAGACGGCTCTTTAACTCTGACAAACAATGTGCCATATGCTCAACTTGCTGAGACTATTGGATGGAGAAAAGAAGACGGATACACAGGCGCGATTGGCCCTTATCGAATGGTGTTTTTATCAATACAAAGGGCTACAAGTAATGGCTAATATTATTAGAAGTTATTTTGAAACGAAACTAAAAAACTTCGCTGATGCACAAAATCCTCCAATTGCTGTTTCTTTTGAAGGAGTTCCATTTACAAAACCTGATGATGCACCTTATTTAGAATGTTTTCTGATGAACTCAAAAACTTTAAATCCTAATTTAGGTGGTATCAGAACAAGACAAATTGGATTGTTTCAAATAAATGTAGTGGTTATTGATGGTTCTGGCTCGAAGCAAGTTGATGATCTAGTTCAAAACATTATTGCTTTGTACCCTGTTGTTCCTAAAGACTCTCCCGTGAGCGTAGAACAAACTCCAAATTCAGGACGCGCAATAGTAGATAATTCAGGTCGTAGATACGTCCCTATTACGGTTAAATATCGTTACGACTCATAAACACCCTATCGGGTACAGGCCGAAAGGCAGTCTTCTTAACAAGGAAATTAGATGGCAACAATTGCACAAAATACTGTTTCAGGTGTTAATGGCCCTGTGACACTAACAAGTACAACAGGTGGTTCTTCGGATACATTTGCGTATTCTTCTGGTTCTAAACAGATGTTGTATGTAAATAACCCAACAGGTTCCCCCATTACAATGACAATCATTGGTAGTACAGCTGGAACAATTTCTCCAGATGGCTACGGTGGCACAATTTCTGTGGCAGCAGGCTTCTCGATGACAATTGCTGCAGGACAAAGCAAGATTTTGAATTTGGATAAAATTTCTGCATATTTGTCGGGAACAATTACTATCACTGGTGGTACGGGATTGGTTTATAACCTTTTCGCTTAATCCAATCATAACACTAATTACAAAAGGAAAATAAATGTCTAATGTAATGACATCGGCAGGAACAACACTATCGATTGGTGCATATCCGGCAACTTACGACGCAGCGGGTTTTGCTGCAGTTTCATGGACAGCAGTAGCAGAGATTACAGATTTGGGTAGCTTTGGTAAAACATATACTGAAGTTAAACATACATCCCTGACACAACGTCAAACTAAAAAATTCAAAGGTTCGTATGATAACGGACAATTGCAATTAAAAATGGCAAAATTGGCATCTGACGCAGGCCAGCAAGAAATGCTTACAGCTTTGGCATCTGACAGTTCTTATGCATTTAAAGTTGTTTTGCAAGACGGTACTCACGAATATTTTAGCGGTAAAGTGATGTCGTATGTAAATGCAGTCGGTAACGTTGACCAAATTACTGGTGCTGATGCTACTATCGCTATTGATGGCGACGTAATCGAAGTCTAAAATAATAAACTGTTTTAATCAATTTGTATAACATTTTGATTCTCCAAAGGCTACTCACAAGGTAGCCTTGTTTGTTTCTAAGCCACGCAGAGGGTACGAACAAATCTAATAATATATCTACCAATAGGAAAACTACACATGTCTTTTGATCTTAACACACTTGCGCTGAAAGATACAACTGAGTATCAATTGCGTCATCCTGCAACAAATGAGTTCTTGTTTGCGGATGCAGATAACACTCTACCAGTTACAATCGAATTGTATGGCCCTTCGTCTAAGCAATATATCAATGCTATTACAGCGATGCGTGCTAGGGATTTGAAACGTAAAACAAAAAAATTACCAGACCCTACATTTGATGAGCTTAAGCAAGAAAGTATTGATTTGCTTGTTGCCTGCTCCATTAAAGTTAATAACCTGACTTATAACGGTGCAGCTTTAGATAATCCAGATGCATTCCGCGAACTTTATAATAACCCACAATATTTTTGGTTCAAACGCCAAGTTGATGAAGCATTGATTGATCCTGCAGCTTTTTTGACTCAATAACCTCTAGCCTAACTTTATACTGCAGACAATTGGCATGGTTCCATGCTACTCCAGAAGGAGAGTATGAGAGCAGGTTAGAGGTGTATCGTGGAGAAGACCCTGATTACAAAATTCATTTGCCTCCAATTGAAGGCGCGGAATATTTGATAGAATTTTTTCATGAACTTGGTTTGGTTATGCAGACAGCAGAAGGTATAGCCCCATTGAATTGGCAAGAGATGGAGAGTTGGTACAATCTCACTAATAAATCTCTTTCTAACTGGGAATTGAAACTTCTTAAGATGATGAGTCATTCTTATGCTTGTGAATTTAACCGAGCAAAAAGCAAAGATGCCAAAATGCCTTATGCATTGCCAGATGAGATTGACAGAACATCTGTGTTAGTTCAAGCAAAGTCAGTATTTAAATCGATTAGAAAAAATCAGGAAAAATAAATGGATATTTCAACTTTAGCAGTACAAGTAAAAAGTGATGGTATTGAAGACCTTGCGGATGGTCTTCAAAACATTGCTGACAACTCTGCTAAAGCAGAGACTTCCACTAAAGCTTTAACTGATGCTACGACAAAATCAGCTGACGCTGCTAGCAAGTTGTTGTCAAAACAAATGCAACAAGCAGATATGTTGGGACTGAATGTTTCTCAATCTAATGCTTATTTGATGTCTTTGAGAACACAAGATCAAGCATTTATTGATGTATCTGCTGCATTAGGCGCACAGGTAGATGAGTATAAAGCATTAGCTGCAGCTCAAGCAGAAGCTATTCGTATGAATAACCAAATGGATGCTGCTGCAAGAGCACGCGCAAAAGATGAGGCTGATTATCTTCGTACTTTGCAATTGCAAGTAGATACAATTAAAGCTAATTCAGCAGAAAAAGCTGCTGCAGTTGCTGCTTCCCGTGGATATTCTGCAGAGACGATTGCCCAAGCCAAGTCCTTAGGTGCAGCTTTAGATGATGCTGGTGAAAAGGGTGTTGGCGCATTAGCAAAAATTGGTTTAGGCACGGTTGGTGCTAAACGTGAATTAATGGTGTTAGCTCACGAAACATTGAGTGGTAATTTTTCTCGCATTCCGGGTAGTTTCATGGTTTTGGGCGAAAGAGCCGCAGCATCCGGTGTTAGTATTCTTGGAATTGGTGCAGCTATTGCGGCTGTTGTTGGTGTATTCGCAGGCTTTGCATATCTAGTTAATGAAGGTGCACAAGAACAAAGAGATTTTGATAATTCTTTAAAGATGACTAGTAACTCTGCAGGTCTGACAAGTGCAAGCCTTCAGCAGTTATCTATCCAATACACCACTGTTAGAACAACAACAAATGCAGCTAGAGCCGCATTTGAAGATATAGCTTCTTATGGTCTTTACACGCGCTCTACAATTGAAGCTATCGGTAAGGGTGCCATTCAAATGTCTGAAATGACAGGCGAATCTACAGATAAAACACTCAAGTTTTATGATGGATTGGCACAAGGCGCATCTAAGTGGGCGTTGGAACACAATCAAGCAATTGGTACAATGGATGCCAAAGAGTATGAATTGATTGTGACGATGGAAAAAGCTGGTAAATCACAAGAAGCAATGGCTGAAGCAGTCAAAGCACTGACTCCAGTTATTGATCAAAACGTAAATGAACTAAGTATTTGGACAAGAGGATGGAGAGCGGTTAGTAACGCTGTATCTGATACGTTTGATGCTATTAGCTCTATTGGTAAAAAGTCCACACAGATCGATTTTACTCAAGCAGAAGCTTCTTTAAAAGCTATGCAAGAGCAAATGAAAAGCGACAATTTGATGGGAGGCACAGATAAAAATCTTCAAAATCAAATTGATGCTCAAGCATCTTTGGTAGAGCAATTACGCCAAAAGATGGCTGCAGAACAAGAAGCAGCTGATAAACAAGCTGATGATGCACGTATCCGAAAAGAGAGCGCTAATGCTCAAAAAGAAATTGATATTCTAAAAAATCAATTTGCAACTAATGCTGAAAAACGCGCTGAAGAAGAAGCTAATGTCAATATGCTTTATGGCAAGCTGAAAGAAGATGCCATTCTTTACGGAGTTGATACTGCGAAGATTGAAGAAGATCGTCTGAAAATGATTCAGAATGTCCGTGAAAAATATAAGGACAAGAAAACTCCGGGAGAACGTGCAGCGGAAAACGACGCATATAATCAAGCTATTGCTCAAATTCAAAGTGATGCAGAAGCAGCAAAGCGTGAATTAAAGGCTGCACAATCAGCGAATGATGCTGCGTTCAAAGCTGGAGAAATTGATCGTGTTCAAATGATCAAAGCAAATGCTGATGTAGCTGTTGCAGCTTACAATAAAGAAGCTGCTGCATATCAAAGGATGATTGACACGGCGACTGGGGATTTGAACAAAAAAGCAGCACAACAACGTTATGGCAATCAAATTCAAGCTGCAGAAGATAATGCCAAACAAGCCCAGATTCAAGCTCAGCAAGACGTGAATGTGGAATTATCTCGTTTGTATCAAGAGAATGAACAAAACCACATTAAAACTTTAGAGCGTGAAGGTCAGTATGTTGCAGCAGCAGCAGAGAAAAACTCTTTGTTGCAAAAACAAGCTGCAGCACAATCATTTAATTTGGGTATGTTGATGGCTCAAGAGATGGATGGGGGCGTCGCTCCTACCAAAGAGTTGGATATGTATGTTCAAGAGTTGACTGAAAAAATGCGTGTGCTTCAAGAAACAATGAAGGCCAACACAATTGAAGGTCAATTCAAAGAAGCAGATGCACAGTTTAAAACTTTATATGACAATGTAAAAGCTCATATCACTGAATTGCAAGATGTCACAGATCAAGGCGGTATATTAGCTAAAGTTATTGCGGATAGAGAAGTAAAAAGCTACGAGCAACAACAACTTCCATTGCTGCGTCAAAAACTTGATTTATTAAAACAAATTCAAAACGCAACTCCAGAACAGACTAAAGCAATTGCACAAGCGGATGCTGAAGTGAAGAAGATGCAAGATGATTTGAATAAGACAAGTGCATTATCTGGCGCTCAAGATGCTTTGCTAAAGTACACACAATCAGCTCAAAATGATGCAACCCTGATTGGTGGAGCATTGAATAGTGCTTTTAGTTCTGCAGAAAACACTTTGACCACTTTTTTATCAAAAGGAAAAGCTGACTTCAAAAGTTTTGCAGATTCAATTATTGCGGATTTGGCTCGAATTGCTGCAAAGAAAGCAATAGCTAGTCTTTTTGGAGGTTCCGGTTTCACAGAAGCCCCTAATAGTGGTGGCGGCTCCAGCTACAACGGGATGTTTAGTTCTATATTTGGTGCTGTCGCCCAATATTATACTGGAGTAAATCTAAACAGTGTTTCATCTTATTCAGGACAAACTGCAGAAAGTGAAGAGATGGGATTAGCAGGAAACTCTTCTGTTGGATATGGAGAGTCGCTTGGCCAATATGCTGAAGGTGGTACTCCTCCGATGAATAAAGTCTCTCTTGTTGGGGAAAAAGGCCCAGAGCTTTTTGTTCCAAAGCAAAGCGGAACTATCATTCCTAATGACCAAATTGCTAATATGATGGGCGGAACACAAGTAAATTATTCTCCGACAATTCATATTGACTCTCGTTCAGATTCTGCTCAAATTAGAACTATGGTTTCAGCAATGGTACAGCAAGGTAACTCCCAATTGGTTGAAAAATTAAATAGAGCTGGCAAGTTAAGAGGTTAATTCAATGAGTGTAATAACATGGCCTTCCACGATTACTGTTGAAAAATTTTCGTGGATGCAACAGCGAAGGGATGTTTATTTTAACTCCATTTTTGGTTCTCAAGCAATTGAAGTATCTCCACCGCAATGGTCAGCATCAATTACACCTTTATTGGTGTATGAAAAAGATGCAGGAGATATTGAAACTCTTTTGATGCAATTAAAAGGACGTACTAATCAGTTAGCATTACATAATTTAGCACGTCCTGCACCACTTGGAACAATGCGCGGAACAATGACTTTTAATACAGCCCCATCAGCAGGAGATACAACAATAAGTGTGATTGCTGCAACAGAGGCAGGAAAAACATTATTGAAAGGGGATTTAATTGGTTTTGGCAGTGGTGCTACACAACAAGTTGTAATGGTTTTAGCTGACGCAACAGCAGACGGTTCTGGAATTATCAGTCTTTCCATAGAGCCTCCTCTTCGCAATGCATTTTCAGCAGGAGATTCTATAACTTGGGATGCACCTAAAGCTCTGTTTAGGTACAACGATCAAAACAGCAGTAACGGTCAAACTGGAACATTAATTCAATGGGATTACGAGATGGATATGATTTCTGGCATTGTTATTCCACTGATTGAAGACTGGAGGACGTAATGCCTTTAGGTACAACTACTGGGCAAGATAATGCTTTGGCAGCCCCAGTTGCTAGAGTTGTTTATTTTGTTGAATTCCATTTTAAATCATCAGTGCTGTATGTTAGCACTATGAATCAAAACTACACTTGGGGCGGTAATACATGGATTGGTGTTGGTTCATTAGGGTCAATTGACACAGTTGAAGAGAGCGAACAAGTTATTTCACAACCTTTGAACTTTACTTTAAATATTTCGCAACCGTCAATTTTTGCTTTAGCTGCTGGCGATCCTGCTGAGTTTCGCGGTGGAGAAGCAAAAATGTACATGTGCCCTTTGACAGAGCAATTTCAACTTATTGATACACCAATTCTTTGTTGGCGTGGTTATATGGACATGGTTTCTATTATGATTGACAACACGGGGGCTGGAACAATTACATTAAAATGTGAAACTTCCGCGTATGGCTTGCGTAAACTTCCTTCTTTACGTATGACCGCAGCCCAACAAATATTGAAACATCCTAGTGATACTGGATTTAATCTGTTAAGTGATTTGATAGCAAGGCCGCAAACATGGTTCTCAGCAGCAGCTCAAAAGATAATTTTTACTCCGTAGTAAAACTGCATGAGTATTTAACAGAAAATTTGAAAACCCCATTTGAATGGGGAAAGCATGACTGCGTTTTATTTGCAAACAATTGGATATTTTTAAAGACTGGAAAAAATATTCTAGCAGATTATCCAAAATGGGCTTCAGCCAAAGAAGCTTTAAGATTTCTTCAGCAAGAAGGCGGAATAAAAGCAGCTGTTGATAAACGTCTTAAACAAATTCATCCGAACTTAGCAAAAGATGGTGATATTGCTCTTTACGAAGAGTCAATCTGTATTTTCAGTGGATCAAAAATTGTCGGCCCAAGTGAATCCGGCTTAATTTATTTAGACAGGACAAAAGCACTATGCGCTTGGTCACATTTATCAGCCTTATCATTACCCTCTTAATTACTCCTTCTTTAGCTCTTGCTGCCCCAGTAATAGCGGCAATTATCGTTTTTGTTGAGACATATTATGCCTTAATTTTGGTTATTGGCATGGCTATTTATGGCTCTATGCAACAACGCAAAGCCGAAAAAGACGCCTATCAACAATGGATAAATGGGTTACATGACAGAACCATTACAGCAGTCAGCGGAGAATCCCCGTATGTATACATCTATGGGGAAACAATTGTTGGCTCTTCTATTGTGGCAATTATTAATGGTGACACGGCTGGTACAAGTAAATATTTAGTTTGTGTATTAGCCGCGCATGAGTGCGAAAGCATAGAAGAAGTTTATATCGCAGGACATCCATTTGGATGGGCTAACCGTGATCCATTGACAGGTGCTTGTCCTCCTGAATCTTATTTTTATCCAAGAAATTTAGGAATGTCTATTGAGTCCCCTTCTACTAATGGCTCAATGACATTAAGTAAACAATCTTATGTTGGTACGGTATGGGCTGTTGGACTACAAGGGGGAGAAACTGACTCCCCGATTGGTATAACTGTAACTGGTACTCTTGTTCCGGGATCAACCGATCTCTATGAAGCGGGTGCACTTGTGACAGGCTCAATTAGTCCCGGAGATTTTATTTACTACACAAGTCCCGGCGATATTCCTACTGTACATATTTGGCCTCATATGGGAACTGCTGGTGATCCAGTTGATCCTGTCTTGCATGCGCTTAATCCAACTCTCTGGCCTTCAACAGCAACTTTAGATGGTTTTTGTTACCTAGTTGTGCAATTACATTTATCTCAGTCAGAATTTCAGGCAGGTATTCCCTCGATTCAGGCTGTTGTTAAGGGTAAGAAGATATTAGATGTTCGTACAGGAACTACGGCTTGGAGTGATAATAACGCTCTTGTCGCGTATGATTATCTTACAAGCGAGATGTGCGGTGTTGATCCTAGTGACATTCCTTTAGCAGATTATATTGCTGCTGCTAATATTTGTGATGAAACTAATGCGGACGATTCATCTATTCCAGTTGATTTAGGTAAACGTTATACATTTAATGGAACGATTACTGCGGATATGGCTCAAGAAGGCACGCTAGAGCATATAGCACAATCAATGGCTGGAAGTATTGTTTCTACAACTTGGAGTATTGCAGCAGGCAAGTATATTGCGCCTGTTATGCCGCTTGATCAAAGTGATATTGTAGGTAAAGTGGGTATAACACCATCAATCTCTGACACGCAGCTTTACAACGGAGTAAAAGGACAATATATAGGCCCAGAGAATGATTACGCACTAACTGATTTTACACCGTATCAAAATAGTACATATGTTACAGCAGATGGATTAGAAAAATGGACAAACATAGATTTTCCATTCACTGACTCCGTTCAGCGAATTCATAACTTATCTCGTATTTTTACAGAAGATCAAAGAAACTCTTATACAGTAAATGCAGAATTTAGTTTAAAAACGTGGCCTTTAAAAGTTAGCGATAGAGTCACATTTACAAGTTCTTTTTTTGGATTTAATGATAAGATATTCCGTGTAACGGATAAGAAATTTTCTCCATCGGGTTTGGTTGAACTTACTATAAAAGAAGATGACCCAACTATTTGGGATTTTGCAGATGCTGTTTCAGCTGCTCCATTAACAATTAACGATGTAGAAAATCCTTATTCGATTCCTGCAATCAGCTCTTTGACTCTCTCTTCTGGTACTGACGTTTTGTTGTTGATGCCAGATGGTACTGTTGTGTCTAGGATTTTAGCTACTTGGCCTCAATCTACATCTTTGAACGTTGTAGCAGGAGGAGATATTGAATTGCAATGGATTCAATTGGGAACAACAACATGGCACTCAACAACTGTTACAGGAGATTCAACAGCGGCATATCTGTCTCCTGTACAAGATGGTCAGCAATATATTGTGAGGATTCGCGCGGTTAATACTCCTGTAAATGCCAAATCTGCTTGGTTTAACTCTCCAGCATATACAGTAATTGGCAAAACTCAACCTCCAAAGGATGTAACAGGATTTACTTATTCATTGGAAAATTTTGGCATCACTTTAACATGGAATGCCAACACAGATGTGGATTTAAAAGAGTATGAAATCAGGGTAGGTGGAACTGATTGGAATAGTGCGACACTCGTTGCTAAAACAAATTCTACTCATTATTTTACAAAACCTACTACGTCTGGAAATATTCCTTACAGAATTAAAGCAATCGATACAAGCGGAAATTATTCTACTAACGAAGCTGATACTACTGTTATTGTAGCAGTTCCTTCTGCAACAAGTCCAACAGCATCTATTTCAGGCCAAAATGTAGTTATTAATTGGTCACAAGTTACAGGCGCTTTTGCAATTGATCATTACGAAATTAGATATGGTTCATCTTGGGCAGCAGGCACACCAATTACTTCTTTATATACTACATCATACACAGAAAAAGTAAATTTTAGTGGATCAAAAACCTACTGGATTGCTGCTGTTGATGTCGCAGGAAATGTTGGAGCGGTAACAGGAAGCGTGACAGTAGTTGTCAGTATACCGCATGCAGTGACAATTACATCACAAACAATTGATAATAATGTTTTGTTGTATTGGACGGATGCAACAGCGACTTTACCTATTTTATCTTATGAGGTAAGAAAAGGTTCTACATATGCTTCTTCGACTTTGATAGGAACTAAGCAAGGGCTGTTTACGACCGTCTTTGAAACTGTCGCAGGATTATTTACATACTGGATCACCGGTATTGATTCAGCAGGCAATTACGGCACTCCTGTAGGAATTGCTGTAAATGTGAATCAACCTCCTGATTATGTATTTAGAAGTAGTATTGACTCTACATTCACGGGTACGATATCAAATGCGTTTGTAGAAACTGGCGGGGTAATTATGCCAGTTAATACGACAGAAACTTGGGCACAACATTTTTCTACAAGATCGTGGACTGACGTTCAAGACCAAATTAACGCAGGTTATCCAATTTATATTGAACCTGCAGATTCTCCGGGTTATTACGAAGAAGTATTTGATTTGGGCGTTACATTAGGATCAAACAAAATAACGATGTCCTATCTTGGAAGCGTGATTGCAGGTTCTCCAACAATTACGACCACTCTTTCTACTTCCGCAGACAATATTACATATACGAGTTATAGTGGGGTCACAGAAATCTATGCGACTGGTTTTAGATACATCAAAATAAGAATTGCTGTATCTGGAGGTGCAACAGATTTGTATAAATTGACTTCATTGAATGTTCGGGTTGATTCTAAACTTGTAAATGATGCTGGAGTGTTGAATGTTGTTTCAACAGATTCTGGAGGAACTACTGCAACATTTAATATAGCATTTTTAGATGTAACAAGCATTAATGTTACTCCAATGGGAACAAGCGCTGCTTATTGTGTAGTAAATTTCACAAGCATACCTAATCCAACAAGTTTTAAAGTTCTTTTATTCGATAACACTGGAACAAGGCTCAGTGGCACTGTTTCATGGACAGCTAGAGGTCATTAATGGCAGATTTTACAGCTCTTTCAACAGGGACAGCATACGCTACCTTGCTACCACAAATAAGCAGCAGAGATTTGGATTTGGCAACAATGCTCGATCCAGCGTATTCTACTCCTACTAATCTTCCTACTAATTCTCAACGGCTGAATAGTGCATCAGGTAAGTTTGAAAGATTTAATGGGACAAGTTGGGTTGATGCACTATCTTCTTTCAACTTAACAGGGGCCATGGCTGTAACAGGGACATTTACAGCTTCTGGTAATTTATTTGGTTCATTTGTTACAGCGACTGCTGACACAGGAAGATTTGCAACAGGTTCTATTCGTTTTGTTGCTCCAAATGGTATTGCAATTATGCCGTCAGGAACATTGCAAACGAATGATGCTATCAGATTATACAACGTAAACAATGCAGCTGGCACTAATGTAGGTTGGATTGGTTTAGGTTGGAATAGTGCAACCAATTTTTATATTGGCCCCGGTGGTGCGGGAACAGGTTCAGTTCCTAATAAACTATCCATTCAGATGAGCACAATTATTTCCTCTGGTGGATCGTTCTCTGTAGGATCATACATAGGCTCTACTTATAGTTCTGAAATTGATTCTTCTGGGACTGGTGGTGCTGCGCTGTATGTTCAAAGAACTGCAGCCACTGTGTTTCAGTTAAATCAAGATGGCGTAGGCGGAACTTATTATAACGCTGGAGGAACTGGCGGATCAATAGCGCATTATTGGCAGTTAGGTGGTATCACAGTAATGACACTAAGTTCTCCTAAATTATCTCTTAATGGAGCAAGAGTATATGCAGGCAGTTATGGCGGTGGAGCAGTTACAAGTAATTTCGGTGCAGGGGATGGCGCTCTTGCATCAAATACAACTGGTGTCGCTTGTGCAGCAGTTGGAAACTTTGCTTTGAATGACAACACAACGGGTAATTATAATGCAGCCTTTGGTTACAGCTCACTAGTAACTAACACAACAGGAAGTAGTAACACTGGTTTTGGCACCTATACGCTGTCAAATAATGTATCTGGTGTACATAATACAGCTGTTGGTTATTCTGCACTTAATTCAAACACAACATCTTATAATTCTGCTTTTGGTTCTCTTGCATTGGCGTCAAATACAACTGGTGGTAGTAACTCTGCTTTTGGTTATATTACATTAAATGTAAATACAACTGGCGGTAGTAACTCTGCTTTTGGTTATGCTGCACTTCAGAACAATACTGTAAGTAATAATACAGCTTTTGGGTCTTATGCGCTTCAAGCTAATACAACTGGGACTCCAAACTGTGCGTTTGGTTCAAGTGCTCTTACTGCTAATACTACTGGAAATGATAATAATGCATTTGGTGCTTCAGCGTTAGTCTCAAATACAACTGGAGGCTCAAATAACGCATTCGGCACATCAGCACTTCATAATAATACTACCGGCCCAAGTAATTGTGCTTTTGGGGATTCTGCGTTAGTTGCTAATGTAAACGGTGGATATAATATTGGAATTGGTGGTTCAGCATTATCTGCAAATACTGCTGGATCATCCAATGTTGCTATTGGTCATAATGCACTTCAAGCTAGTACGGCAAGCAATAACACTGCAGTTGGATATCAAGCGTTAGTGGGAAACACCACTGGGACTCCAAACACAGCAGTTGGAAATGCAGCCTTGATTTCAAATACTACAGGCAGTTTTAACACTGCAGTTGGATATCAAGCGTTGTATACAGTTTCCACAGGCTCTAATAATGCTGCCTTTGGTGATCAGTCCCTTATTGCTGCGACAGGTTCAAATAACACAGGATTGGGGCACGGTGCTGGCAGCAACATTACAACTGGGACGAACAACACAGTAATTGGATATGCAGCTCAAGCATCATCTGTCTCTGTGAATAATGAAATTACTTTAGGTAATAGTTCAATCACAACTCTGCGCTGCCAAGTAACTTCCATTACTTCTTTGTCTGATGCACGTGATAAAACAGATATCAAGCCATTAGAAGTAGGACTTAATTTACTTCGTAAGATTAATCCAGTGTCATTCACATGGAATACTCGCGATAAAGCAAAGATTGGAATTAAGGATAGCGGTTTTATTGCTCAAGAATTGAAGGCTGCACAAGAAGATTTGAAATGCGAAGAAATTCTGCAACTTGTGTATGAAGAGAATCCTGAAAAGCTGGAAGCATCTTATGGACGTTTAATTCCTGTTTTAGTAAAAGCAATTCAAGAATTGGATGAGCGTTTAAATAAGTTGATTAAATTAACCGTACCTAGACATTTACAATATCAATATGACTTGGATTAATCCACTAGACAAACTTCCACAAATCAGGCAAGACTATGCAAATCACATTATTTATGGCGGTTTGATGGGGTTTACATTTCTCTTGCTTGGTATTGATGCAGATATAGCACTCCTCATCTCGTTCATTATATCTGTGTTGAAGAAAATTGTTGATTACTTCAAAGAGGGAGAAGGAATCGGCATTTGTGTTGCAAAAACTTTTGTAACTGTTTTATTCCCTTTATTGTTTTACATTCATACACAACTATAAATTCTCATTAATGAGAAATTCTACCAAACACACTACTAATTTATTAAGGAAACAAAATGAATCAAACAGTTATTTCTTTTAATTTCAATCTTGAACAAATCAACCTAATTCTTGCAGGGCTAGCGGAACTTCCTTTGAAAGTTAGCGGCGATTTTTTCACAGCAATTAAAAATGAAGCAGCACGGCAAATTGAAGAAGCTAATAATCCTCCTAAAGAAGATGCTCCAGCTGCTTCTGCTGAAAATAAAGTTGAAGCTACATCATGAAATTAGTTTGGGGCAATGGTGAAGGACAAATCAATAATAATACATCGAGTTGGACAATAAACGATGCCCCCCAATTTTCTTTTCAATACGATGGTTTGTTCTATTCCGATGAGACAAACTTTTTCGTAAAGAAAATTGGGATTGGAGCTACAGCCTTATCTGCAGCAGAAATATCTGAAATAAAGAATTACATCTCTTCCCAACAAGCTCCGCAAACAGGATTAACTCTTCAACAGAAACAAGACTATGTTTGGGTGTTAATTAAAACAGAGAGAATGCGACGTACTGAAACTGGCGGATATAAAGTTGTTGTAGACAATGTGGATAAATGGTTTCACTCTGATGTATTCAGCAGATCACAACAAATTGGGTTGACATTGATGGGCACTTCTATACCAGCCAATCTTCAATGGAGGACAATGGACGGCTCATTTGTGATAATGACTCCAACACTGGCAAGCCAAATCTTTTCAGCAGCTGCAGCCAGCGACCAAGCTATTTTTGCTCAAGCAGAAGCTCATCAACAAGCAATGCTACAAGCTGCTGATCCTCTTACTTATGATTATCTTTCTGGATGGCCTAAAATTTATGGGGAAATATAATGGATACAATTCGCGTTCTTTTTACTAAACAAAAATGGAATCCTATTTCCTATCTTATCAGATGGGCGCTTCCAAGAAATAGAATCAATTGGTCTAAGTCTTCTCATGGAATGATTGTTGATGGAGACTACATTATTGAGGCATCGATGTTGCATGGCGTTAGACGTGTGCCTCGTGAAGTAGCTCTAGCTGGTAAGACAATCGTTGCAACTGTCGATTATAGCGTCCCTGATGCACACAATGGTATAACGTGGGCTTGGACTCAAATTGGTGCTAAATATGATTGGCTTGCAGCGTTAGGACTTGGAGTAGATTTAAACCGGAATTGGCGTGATCCGTCAAAATGGTACTGCTATGAGCTGGTTGCAGCAACTTTAGCAGAAGCAGGAAAAGATGTATTTGCAGACACTGGACATATAACTGAGACAGTGCTTCTAGGCATAAAGCCATAAATAAAATTCTTTAAAAACAATTAAGAAAAATCGGAACTAACATGGAACATGTGAAGCATTTTCTCGACACAATATCAATAACTTCAGTGATTGGATCAATCGTGGGATGGTGGACATTACCTCATATCGCTGCGTTGTTCTCAATCATTTGGACAGGTCTGAGAATATACGAATCTGCGACAGTACAAAAATTAATTAACAAATATTTTAAAAAATAATTATGATATTCGGGGCAAAACATAAAAAAGAAAAAATAGATATTTTAAAAATTATCTATTGTCAACTTTATATTCTTTTATCTACTCCGATTCCGGGAATGACTTGAATGGATATAACACTTTCTCAATTGCAAGAAATAATGCCAGAGGCACATAAAAGGGCTGAGATATTTCTAAGTCCTTTGAATAAAGCAATGGCTGAATTTGAAATTATTACGCCTCTGCAACAAGCAGCATTTTTGGCTCAAATAGCTCATGAAAGCGAGCAACTTTTGTTTGTGAAAGAATTAGCGTCTGGAGAGGCATATGAAGGGCGCAAAGATTTGGGTAATACTGAAAAGGGTGATGGCGTTCGTTATAAGGGCCGTGGCTTGATTCAAATTACTGGAAGAGTAAACTATGCAGCTTTAATGCTTGCGTTGAATGTAGACTGTTTAAATCATCCAGAATTGATTGAATTACCGGAGAATGCTGCTAGAAGTGCAGGATGGTTCTGGAAAACACATCATTTGTCTGAAATTGCAGAAATAGGAACAGAAGAAAGTTTCACCACAATTACTCGAAAGATTAATGGTGGAATTAATGGGCTTGCAAGTAGGCAAGCATTTTATAAACGTGCACTAGAAGTATTGGGTGCTTAAAGGAAAGTATTATGACGACATTGCGTGAATCACTTGTTGCAGAAATTGCAAAAGCAAAAGAAGATGCTGCGGCGGTTGAAGCAGCTGCTAAAGCTAAAGTCACAGAATTGGAAACTCGTCTGAGTGGCTTGGAAACCAGTTTTGTTGCAATCTTGGAAAAAGATTACGAAGAAGTTAAAACATTGTGGAGTTCATTGGCATCCCACTTTACTAAATAATTGGGAGTTTTTATGTTGAATTTTTTGTCGCCCTATAAACTACTCATAGAAGTGGTACTGATAGGGGCGCTCATTTTGGGAATAGGGATTGGTATTCACCTTTTCCTCCAGCATGAGCAAGATATCGGGTATCAAAAAGCAGTAGCAGAATACACTACCAAAGAGCTGAATGCTCAAATAGCTGCACGAGCTAAAGAAGCATTCTATCAAGAACAGTTACAGGAGGCAAACCAACATGCGCAAAATCGTGAAGAACTTATCAAAACTCTGTCTGATGCTAACACCATTGTTGCTAACAGCTTGCGTGACACCCTCGCAAATATCCGCAACGGCGTGTCCACAGCTTCCATTGATGCCCTCCGTCAGTCAACCACAACCCTCACAACCATACTTGCAGACTGCCAAGGAAAATATTCTGCAATGGCAGAAACAGCTGACAGACATGCAAACGATGCAAAAACATTGATGGAAGCTTGGCCGAAAGATCAAGACCAAAAATAATTCTTTGTAGTGCTCTTGGTAGAGCATTTCGCCCACTATCCTGTAAAGGGCGTGGGCTTTTTATTTTACAACTTATGAAATGGCTTCATCAAGCTTTTCAAACAACTCACCAAGTTCAGTCGCTTCTTTGGTTTTTGCAGCGAAACGAGCACGAAAATATTTAGAAATTTTCCCTTTCTTCATTCCAGTTTTTCCTGCAGCTTCAGCTACGATATCTTTGAATTGTTGTTTTGCTGCTTCTTCTTGTCCAAGAGCTTCCATAGCCTCTTGATTAAATCCAATAAAATCGTCTAGGTTAATTGTGACGGTTCCATCTTTTGTATCAATTGTCGTTACTTTTGTCATATTTAATCACTAAATGTTGTTTTAATTTTGTATGCTGTAATTGTGTTAGTCTTATATCTTTTAAGAAAATTATATAAAGTAATTACACTTTCACCTACACCCATCTCTACATCAAATTGTGCAGGACATGCACCAATAATTGCAGAAAGCCAATCGACTTCTGCTTGACTTTCCAGTTTTATTGTTAATGGTTTAAAAGTTTCTTCTACGCTAACTCTCATAATCAAACTTTCGGAATAAACCAACGTTGTCCCGTAGGAGAAGACTTACCAGCATCACGAGGAGAAGTGCCAAGCTTACGAGCTGCAAGACGGCATTCGTCACGAGATGGATAATAAGTTCGATCATTTGTTTGTGTAATGTTTGTTTTCACTACAGGATTAGCTCCATAAGGCTGTGCAAAAGCTGGTTGCATACCCGCTGTAGCTTGAATTGCAGCAGTTGATTTCTGTACTAATGTTGGATCAATCTTTGACTGTCCGTTAGTCAACCAAGGAAAGTCTGCTGCTGTGAATCCAACACCAACTTTAGGCCAGTACATCAATTGAGTTCCAGCTACCAATTTACGATTAATAGAAGTGGACTGAATGAAAATGTCATAGTTACCATGATTGCCCGGATGGACTCGTGCATTTCCTGTACGTGGCAGACCAATCATATCTCGTGCTGCTTCTCCGAAATAAACATGTCCTGTACTCTTATCACGAATAATGATCATCTTTGTTTCTTGGACACGAGCTTCAGTCTTGCTCAACTGGTAAAACGCTGCACCTTTCAAGAAAGGCATTGTGCCAAGACGTTTTTCAGCGAATGGTTTAATTTCGATTCCATCTTCTTCAGGCAGCACAGTCCACAAACTTACCTCAGCAGAAATATTCTGTAAAGAAGCTTTCACTTGGTTTTGAGTGACATGAGCTGCATTTGCATAGAACGTAGAAGACCCGCGCAGTCCTTTAGCACGTTGAGCATAGAAATTATTCATTGCTACAGTGGTAGATTGAGTAGAAATCCCAATACCTTTCTCTGATACATCCCACTCTTGAATATTGTCTGCCGGAATATTCAATTCATCAAATGCGCGGCGGCATCCAGAAGGAATACGACATACAATTGTCCAACGTTCATCATGGCGAAGTTCTCCAATCATCTCTGCAATCTTCTCTTTGGTGTATCGAATAGATTGGTATTCCTCACCATCAGATGTAAGCATGATCAAAAATGACACTTTTGGGTTATCATAGTCTGGCATTGATTTTAACAATGTGATCATATCACCAATTGCATCATAAAGTGGAGTGTTGCCTTGTGCACTCCAATCCACCATTGGTGTAAGAACATGCGGATTAGAATTTACCACATGCTTTGTTACTTGGCTTTTACCACCAAATCCAAACACTGAAACAATTGTGTCTAGCATGTTGGCTGTAGCAGCTTCTCTTACTGCTTTAATACTATCATTATAATCTTTCAGAGCAGCATTCCGAATGTCATGCATAGAACCTGAATGATCTGTTAAAAATCCAATATAATTTTTCATCTTTTGTTTAAAATCCTTTTACAAATCTACTGATTGATATCGTTTTTGATAACTACGGAAATGTTTAGGTATATCCGCAGATTTATCATTTCGTCTTGCGTCTGGGTGGCGGATCGCATTTCGTTCTGTCAATTTAAACGATGGAATGCGGAAGCCTTTCCAGTTTTTGCGAGCACCTGCTTCCCACAAAATTTTTGCCCATTGTTTTCCGAATGGCTGTTTCATTTTAATCCTTTCCTATTAGTAACCTACCCTCGACATCTAATTGGAAGCCAAGAGTTTTGTCCACGCCTCCATGCAGTAAAACTGCACCAGTTGAGGAAATTGTCAATAGTGCGCCATTAATAAGTTCTTTACCATCTCCATCAACAGCGACAAGCCGAATATGGTTTCCATACACATACTGTAATTTGAGATTTACAATTTTCTCTTTTTTCTTTTCTTCATATATTTTAAGCATTTTATTTCTTTTTGAAATATTCCATAAATTAATTGGTGGTAATTTTAAATCAGGCCACTCAATCACTTAACTTCACACGCTCCACCACTGCAAGCAGCTTCGAGAGTATGTGCTGTCTTATCCTCTTCCTCCCGAAGCTGTGTTAGATCAATACCATGCAGCAGTTTCATCATTTCATTGTATTGTTCTTCAGTACAGTCCTCAAATGGTGCTTGAACATATGTACCACCATCGTAGGGCAATACACTAATACCATTATATTGATCACGATTTTCCCACATCCAATTCCCACAAGCTTCCCACTCATCGGGTTTCAAAGAGATTGTACAGCTTACATTATGCTTTTGCACTCCACGGTTATGTCCCGGAGCAATCCATTCTTGATTGAAACGCTTCACACGCTCAAGTAAATCTATAAAGCTTTCTGTGCGCAAGATACTGCCTTCAGGAGCTTTTTGAGGAAAACTCATCACAGCTTCTAAATGAGGTTTAAATTTGCAATCCTCAATCAAATCTGGAAAGTTTTCTTTCAAATACCCATACAATGCTTCAGCTTTACCTACACGCATACGACGAATATAAAAGTCATTATGCCATGCATGCACTCCGGAAGATGAACCCACAACAATTGAAGCCGTCCCTTCTGGTTTAAGCAAGCTTGTACGAGCTGCACGATTAATTCCCAACAAATAAGCTACTCGCGCATTTTCTGCTACTACGATTTTTGCTGCTTCTTCAAGATTTAAATTTAGAATCTTTCCACTACCGACACCTGTAATGCTCACACCAATCAATGCATCTTCTTCTGTTACTTCACGCCATACATCGCGCAAGTAATGGAAGTCTGTATAAGATGCTTGAAGAGTTCCAATGAATGTTGCTGCTTTAACACGAGCATTCAGTTCTTCTTGTGTTTCAATATCACTACCGTTTGTGGTTGTCAAATTACAAAATGAATACATCCTCAATGTTGCTTCTACACAAGGATTACTCAAAATGTTACGGTCATTTGTCCAATAAACCCCCGGCTCTCCTGCCCCAGACAATTCTACGCGCTTCCAAATATCTTTAAACTGCTCTTCGGTAATTTCTCCACGAACGAGTACAACAGAGTTATTTGCACGTCCACGTTGCGGGTTAAGTTCCCACCAATTTCCAGATTTACATGAAATCATGTCCAGATCATCGGGACTGAAAAACGCAATCATTGCTGCACGACGAATTCCACCAGACAACACTGCATCTGCAATATGACACTGAATATCATGCGCTTCCAATGGAGTAAGCTTACGTCCAATAGCTTGATTCAATACACCACGAATATTCTCTACACAAATCCGAAGCGGATCAGGGCCGGGTGCTTTACCTCCCGCTGTAATCAACCTAGCGCCTTTAGGTCGTATATCACGATAATCAAACTCAGGATCAGAGCGCCCTTCAAAATAAGCCTTCATCAATACCTTAATTGTATCAGCCCATCCTTCAATTGAATCTCCAATCAAGAAACGTCGCTTTGTTCGCTTTGGGCCTTGCACTGTTGGAAGAGCATCTACATGATGCTTTTGAACACTGTATCCTACACCACTACCGCCAAGCAAAAGAAACATTGTTTCTGCAAAAGATTGTACAGAATCTATCGGCATGCAGCAGCAATTGTAAATCCTTGCATGATTAATTTCAATTGGGCGTCCACCAAATTGCATCGAGCGCATAGATGGGAGCACCTTTTTGGGAATAACAAATTCTTTATAAACTTTTTGAATCTCTTTACGAAGCTTAGGATGAAATTTAATATGCATTGCCATATTACGTTCACAAATTTCTTCCCAAGTTTCACGCCTACCAATCTCTTCAATGTATTTTGCATACTTATTAAAAACTACTACGTCACTTAAAATTTGCTGCGAAATATCCATTGCTTCCTTTAATTATTTGCTTTAATTTTCTTGTAATAATCTGCATACTCTTTTGGGGTTTTCAGACCCCCGCGTGAATTGAACATCGGGCCACGAATTTCATCACGAACTCTTTCTAGTGTTTTGATTTGTTCTGCTACATAAGCAGCGTCAGGTTCAACTAATTCTGGAGGAAATTCTGTATCTTCCTCAGAATCTTTTCCAAACACACTTTCATAATTCAGATTGTTACCCATCAGGTTTGCAAGTTCTTTTGTCAATGAAACATCTTGGTAAGAAGCTGCAACCAAACGTTCTGTTACGCTACAAAGTGGGGAATTGATAAAATTTCTATTAGTACTAACTTCTCCTACAACTCTAAATCCTACTGCTATTTTATTAGACATATCTCGATGCTTTGATGGTAGGTACACAAGCGGATATTCAATATCAAATCCAAGTTGTTCCAAAAAACTATTTACTACCGTATCCATTGAAAGATCAAGCAATTGAATCTCATTATACTTACTAAGCTCAGGAATAAGTTTTAAATCCCTGAACGATAAACTCCTAGACATCAGGTTCCTCGTTTTCTTCTAGTTTTATTTTATTTTCTGGATTTGTGAAACCCTCTTCCACTATTACACTACAAACAGGATTATCACAGATATCTATGCATACACCAAAAAACATCTTTGTGGCTGGTGCTCCACATACTTCACATAATACTTCCACTGCGTCTCCTACATAAATTGCGGCTGATCTAAGTTTTGCTGTTGCAACCACAAAAGAATGTCTTTCATTTCCTTGTAATTGTATTTCACATTATACACTAAATCAGGATAGTTGCCAATACTAAATGATTCTGTATCGAAAATTGCACTCACTCCGTCAAGCTTTTGGTCAATGATAGTTTTAAACTTGGGTGCTCTGATGAATTCAATTTCACTATCAGCCCAAAGAATTAAATTAATTGGCAAATTACCTATCGGAATTTGGCATTTATGCATTAATCACTCCATCCAAAATGGTAGCGCCAGCCGACCGTGCCATAATAATCATCCCCGTCCCCGGCATCCAACATGGATTCCATATGCTCCACTACTGCAATAAACTCCTGCACTTCTTCGTGCGCTAATGGTGCACCAAGAGCAAGTTTAAGTAGTACTTTGTTATATTCTTTTTCAGTCATCTTTAATATTTTCTAAATAAAGTTTAGTTCTCTCTATCTCATCCAACATATGCTGTGAAATATCAATAAACTCATTATTTGTCTGAGCTAATTTCATGCTTCTGGCCGCAATACGTCGAAGTATATCAAGTTGGTCTGATAAATAATTAAAGTGGCATAGCTTCAAGAATAGGAACCCCATCAATAATCAATGACGTACCAATGATCGGACGTTTCAAATTCACATTATTATAAGCAAATGCCAAACTAGAGTCGTCAATTAAACAACCAGAATTCATTGCCCAGAATAACCCATTTGGATTTGCCCAATATTTGACGCCAAAGCTCTCATGAAAATGTCCGCATACATGGCTCATCGACATAGATTGACTAGTTTTAATCGCTTCTTGACTCTTACCATGATGAAAATAAACTTGCTGACCGTCAGGCAATTCAATAACCAAATCATTGTGCCACACCCATCCTTCGCCTACTTCCAACACTTCATTGTAACTCTTCAAATAGTGCCTTGGAACTCCGTGATGCTTTGCACGACGAAATGCCATTGAACCATGATTAGAGTCAATCAAATCCATTTCAGGAAACATTTTATGCAATTCTGCAATCACTTCCAAAGCTTTCTTCAGTTCATCTCCTGCACTCATCAAATCAGGATCAGAATCATGAAAACTCATAGCATGGTGGTCTATCTCATCTCCTAAACAAATCACTCGTGTTGGTTCATACCTGTCCTTCAACATCTGCAAAAATAGCAATGTATCTTTATGCTGATATGGAATATGCATATCCGAAATACAAAGGATTCGGGAGTTATCATGCTTCTTACCCGATGAATTCACTTGCGGTACAACATGGCCTGAAAATCCATCTTTAGCTGCTACTTCTTTGAACCGTTTATAAGCACGAAGAAAATCAGACACTGTGCTACGAGGGATTTTTAAAGTTTTGGCAATTTCTCTCCAAGACATTAAATTCAACTCGTGCAAGGCTATGGCTTGTTTTTGCCATTCTTTGTATTCATCCACATTGAGCCTCCTTCTCTATTATTTTCATTGTCTCGCCAATTTTAATCAAATCATCTGCAGTAATGGCGATTGTTACTTCCACTGACAGAACTTCATCAGGGTTGGTATTTATCTTCATCTTCCGCATTACTTGTTCAAGAGGCAGGCCGAAATATTTAGCCACAGCTTCATTAAAACTATTTGTTATCAACAACAATTTCTTTTCCTTTTAAAATTTGCAGCAACGCTTGCCTACGTTCTGAGTTATTTTTTGCAGTTAGGCCAGCTTGCTGAATAATCTCTTGAGTTTGCTTTTTATCTTTCAAAATCTCGATCACGAGCTTTTCAATTCTTGCCTCTTCAAATGAAATGCCTTTTGATTCTGCATATGTCTTTATTTTGTGACAAGGTTTACAAACAGCTCTCAAAGATTCAAAATCCACCATAAACAAATGTTCTGCATACGATTTCATATCTTCCAAACATGTGAATTTTGAATTCCCTTTTATGTGATCAATTTCAATATTCGTCGCTATATGCTCTTTACCACATATCCCACATCTCATGCCCCACACTTCTGGGAATCGCTTGCTTGAAGCTTTGTTTGGATTCGGAATCTTCTTCCGGTTTGCTTGTATGTATGCAATTTTTACTGGATGGTGTGACCAACCTTTACGAAGCACCCCACGCACCCAAGTCCAAAATTTAGCTTCAGTAGGCCATACTTCAGGTACTTGTTCCCACGGAGCCATATTTTTCCTGCAAACGTTTTAGTTCTTTTAGTTCATATTCTTCATGTCTAACTTTTGAGTAAGCCTCTAAAACAAGGCGCGCAGCATACTCTGCATCGGTTTCAAGCCTTATTTCATACAACCCTACTCGATAAATATCGTTGTAATCAGTCTCACCTTGAATTGTCGCATTTTCACCATAGCTATTTATCCAATAAGTTACAATATCAAGAATGTCTTTTAAGTCTTTTCCTTCAAATGAGTCGTAAACATCTTTGACCACAAGGACTTCAACCTCTTTCTTAGTCATATTTCACTCCAACCTTATCCAACACATCCTTCATAATAAGCCTGTCTCCTTCAAAGCGTCTCATAAACGCGCAATCAGCATACATCTGCATAATCTCAAGCCAATCTTTTGTTTGTAAATTGCCTGCCCAATCTCTATAAATAACTGGCTCAGGATACCACAACTTGTATTGCCTTACAAGAACTTCTAATGCCTCTTTATCATTTTTAGCACTCTTTAGAAGCTCATATGCTCCAATGTCACCTAAACGCCCTTTAGCAAGTTCACAAGGTTTGTAGCCGTCTACAGGATCACCAAATAGAATTTGATACCAAAGAAAGGCTCTCCCTTTCCCTTTCACAGATTTATTATTAACTACTTCACCTTTTACATTGGTTTTAGCTGTAGGTGTCAATATTAACTCTAATCCGCCAAAGCCTGTAATAAGCTCAGGCGCATCCATCGTAGTCCAATCAAATAACCAGCAGGGGCCATGTCTCGCGTCCTTATCTGGAGAGCATTGAACAATGTAATCGCCATCCTTATGCCCTTGATAGGCGTAGCCTACAAGGTAATCATCGGCTTCAACTCCATCAGAAATCTCTGCATTATGTTTCTTGATTAAATATCTCTTACAATCGTCCAGCAGCAAAGGTCTGACAGATGCAGAACGATTTGATTTATACTGGGTTGGAAGAGGAAGGTCTAATCTGAAATTATTATCACCTGACACTACGATATGATAGGAATCACATTTAGCTTTTCTAACTATAGAATTGATCGTCTGTTTAATTACATGGAAAGCATTTTCAGGAGGTTGTGCAACTTGGGAAGCTGTTACAGTGAATTGATCTTCTGTAAAATTTCCATCAGCTGCCAGCCACTGTCTAAACTCAGTAACGTTATTAAATTTCGTCTCTTCTAATGTCTCTTTGTGAACGGCTAATATCCTACGTTTTTCACAAGCTGCTGCAGTTCTATAGGCAATAGTATCTCCATCTATCACTGCCAATTTCATCATACTTGCCTTCTAGTTGCCTCTCTCGCAATATTCATTACTAATTCAAACTGGTCTTCAGCAAACATAATCAATTGCTCACATTGACCCATCTTATTTCCAATTTTAGGCTCATGATTCAAAGACAGCACTGAAATCATAGTGCCTTCTACGGAAAGAACTGCATAGGAGCGTTCTTCAAATGTTGTTGCTTCTGGAAACTCATCAATTACTTTTGCCAGTGCTTGGCTGAGTCTGTGTATTTTTCCTAAATCCATTTTATTTCCTAAGAAAATTTTAAAAGCCCCTAGTTATTTAGGGGCAATATGTCTTCATCAGAATGGGATATCATCATCCATGTCATTTTGAACTGGACGTGAAGCCCTCTTAGGAGATTTTTGTTGAGGCTCTTTAATAGGTTTCTCTTCTTTTTCAGCTTGCTCTTCACGCGGTTTACGTGCTTCAGTGATTTCTTTGCGTGGAGCTTCTTTTGTTACTGGCTTCTCTTCACCAAATTCTGCACCCGCTGCTGAATAATTGGATTCATATTCAATGAAATCTTCTTCATTCATCAAAATATTTTGTAGACGTGCGAATGTACCATAATCATTTGAAGATACGCGATAAGATACTTTACCTTTACTTCCATTAGCAATCAGTCGGCTTTCAGTTATATCCACACGACCTTCAGTTGTATCCAACAAAACTTTCGGGCGTGTTTCAGGGAAAAACTCCTCACCATCAACTACTGCATCACGTTTAAGAGTGATTGCATAGACATTTTTTGCTCCTTGAATTGGACAAGGAAATTTATAAATAGATTCAAAGTCAGCTACTTTAATTTTTTTAGCAGGTTGTTTTTTGAATTTTTCATCCCATTCATCTGCTTCATCTTCATCTACGATAATTTGGACTGAATATTCCGTGTCTTTGGATTGATATTTGAAGTCTGGACGTGCAATCTTAGCGAATGCAAATACACCATTCAAAATACCGATTTCTGATTTATTTTTTGTTGCCATTCAATGTTCTCCTAATTAATTACTTGTTGTGTTTGCTGCTTGATTTCGCATATTAACAATAAAAAATTCTGCTTCTTTTTTAATTCCATCACAGAACTGATCAATAAACTTCTGTTGCTCTTCTGGAGGATCATTAAAATTCGATTCAAACAAAGTAAGCTCAATTGCGCATGTCCTCACAAGAACTGAAAAAATTTCATCAAATGACATGTGCTCATCAACAAGCATGTTATGAATTTTTTCCACAACATTATTACATTTATTAATCTTTTCTTCTAGTTTATTTTCTTCCATACTTTCTTTCAAATAAAAGTGCCAAGGTTTTGACACTGTGGTTTTCCGTTTTCCATGTAGCTTACCCACACATCGTTTTTGTTAGCGTAAAAGCTTGCATGGAATTCTGCATTCAATTTCTTACAAACTGCGTCTGCGTTTTGTCGTTTAGTACTTAACTCATTCACACGTTTAGAAATATCTCTCATTTCGTAATACATCACTTCTCCTTTTCTCATTTATGAGAATTATTTAAACATTCAGCTAAAAGCAAACTCTCAATATTCTTCCACTGTGCTGCGTTAAAATCATTGCATATCGAAGTTCCTTCCCAGCGTACATCAATTAGATCAACATATGCTGCGTCAAATGCAGTGGCCTTATAAAAATAAAACCAGCATTCAACTTCAAGATCATCTTTTAATACTGGGTCTGGAATTGTGATTGGAAAAGATTTCCAATATTCTCCTTTTGTGTGATATCTCCCCATTTTCTCCTCAATATATCTCTAATATCGTTAGTTTTCCACCAAAACAAGCACCAGTGTCTATATAGATCACGTTGCCTAATACCTTGACATCTTTCAATGGAGTGTGGCCGACATATATCAGTTCAACATTTTCAATAAAACCTTTGTAGTTTTGATTGATCCTATCTCTGCTCCACATGCAGACGTTTTGATGTGCTTCTTTAAACTCATTAGTTAATGCTTCTTCAAAATCATTCCAATCACTGACAGAAGGGCCAGCATGCACAATTCCATAAAGTCTATCACTTACTTTGATATCAATAACAAATGGAAGCATTTTAAAAGTATCAGCAAACAGTTTTCCATGCTCACGTGGCAAATCCATCATCCATTTACCACCATTATATGCATAATACCCGTTATCTCCATATTCAACATAACCAATTGCCATTTGCTCATGATTTCCACGCACAGACCAGAACCAAGGTTTTGCAAGCCAATCTAGCGCTTCTTCAGATTGTGCGCCGCGATCTACTAAATCTCCCACTGAAAATAAACGATCTACTTCTGGATTAAAACCAATCTCTTCCAATTCTGCTTCAAGTTTTGCAAAACAGCCGTGAATATCTCCTACTACATAGTCCTTACCTTTTGTATTTTCTTCAAAGTGCAGAATTGGTGCACCCGTGTATCTTGTCATTCTAAATTATTCTTTCTCTAAAAACTTATAATGCAACCAAGTGCTGCTTAAACTGCCCAAACCTCCTCCAAGACCAATTGGAAGCACTATCCAACCCCATCCATTTTTGGCTGCAGAAGCAATAATAAACACCTCACAAATTGCCATACTCATAGAAGTTGGAACAATCCACCAGAATTTCTTATGAACCACGTTCAATTGCTGCCACGATTTCAACCCAATAAAAATAAAGCTTGTGCAAAATGCGAGGGTATATACAGACATCATTCCTCCAAAACTGAATCAATGTATTGCCGACAAATTTTTCTGTGTTCATTATTTATCTTTCATGTAATAGTGTTTCGGATTTTTATCTTTATGAAGCTCTTGTAGACTTTGCACAAGTGGCATCAAAGCTTTAATTGCTTCTAGTTGTCCATCACAACGCAACCTATCATCAATAAGAGTTCCTGCGGCTGCTGCACTCGCCAAGATATCACAGTCAGCAATAATAGCTCCTAGGTGTGGAACTTTATCAACTTCGTCTACATCTTCCCCAAGAAGATATTTAAAAATGTGGCGAAGGATAGCTTCAATATAAATTGATGCAACTACTTCCGTTCCAATGTAATTTGCACCGCCATATTTCAGCTTACCATTTAACTTACCCAAGCTACCTAAAACAATAGCTAACGGAGAGAGCAAAGACACTGGAAGAGACTTAATTCCATGTGCTGCTTTTGGATTTGTATTAAGACTATCTTCTCGTGCTTCATAGCTGTCTGCTAGCTCGTCAAAAAGCCACCATTTTTTAATATTATAATCTTCGCCATCAATTTCCCATGTAAAGACATCCAATTCTCCAGCTGCCACTGTTCCATCATTAAGGAGTACTATAACCTTAGTGTCATTTGGAAACTCAGCAGGCTTAGTCCCTTTATTTTCAAATCCCCTCATCAAAACTTCCTTCTAATTTATTAAATAATTCACTAAACTCTTTACTAAAACGCCCTTTTTCATAATTAAGCATCAAAGGCGTTATTTCAGTATGCCCTTCTTTATGTAACCAATTTAAAAGCTTATTACAATTTATTTTTCTAATGTCATTACGCTCATGCTTCCACATTATCCAGCCAGCAGGAAAGTCTAAAGGAAGAATAACTAAGTGGCTAAATGAGATCAAAATATTCTCTTTCCCATCAATAATTCCTTCCATTGCGGCTTGAACAAGTTTTTGCCAATCTTGTTCTGTAGGCTTGCGAAGGGTTTTTTTATACTCTGTTGCATGTCCTCTCCGTAAAGCTCCCGGCTCTCTTCCAATGTAGGGCTTCTTCAAATGGGAGACGCCTCTTCGTTTTACTATCTTACGTGGCATCTGGAGACTCCCTTCTGAACAATAAAATAACTCACTTAATTGCATGTTAATGGCATTCTGCCCAATTACGCCCCAAAATATAATCCGCCGATAAAGTCACATTTAATTTATAGTATGTGCTTGTGTCTCTTACAGCTTTTTGAATTAGTTCCCCTGCTTCACACCAACCAAGATAATATCCTCTTTCAGAGTGTCCAATTTCTGACCAAGTTTGGTTAGCTTTTTTAAACTCTTTAGCTTTTTCTTCTGTGTCAAATCGTTTCCATTTTATCAGAGATTTATGCACCTCCATCTGGCCCTCGTCATGATAGGCTATCAGCTGCTGTACGAAGGCCAATCTTTTCCAATCGTCTTCCCAAAAATCTACTAACAAACCTCTTTCTTCAAGCATATCATAGTGAATTACCATTGCTCTTTTAGCACAGATAACCCCTGTTGATTGGAATAGAGAATTCACTAAAGCTCCTGCAGATCGAGTTGGAATTTTTCTACCGTCAATTCCTTTGATAAACTTTTTACCACCTACTTTTTCCCAGTGGTTTTTAAGCTTATCCATGAGCTTTGCCAGCGGTTGTGCAGCTTCCCAATAAGCATTAAAAATAATCTCACCGTCCATCAAACTGCAACCAACTGTCTTCGCTACACGTTTTGGTTGACCTCCATATGCACAGCAATATTTCACATTCTTTGAAGGGGTTCGCTTAAATTCTCTTCCTAAAACTTCCGATATTTTTTTGGCAGTAATTGTGTGCACATCATTCGGTTTTTCTAGTGTTAGAGATTTACAATACGTTTTATCTTCATTATCATAAAGCCAGCAAAAATGTGCTTCAACCATTGCCTCCAAACTTGCGAAGTCATACCCGAGTTGAAAAAATCCATCGGCAACATCAACTCCAAACAACTCCCGCATCTCTTTTCCATACGGAGAAGTCACACGAGGAATGTTAGCCACTAGACGATGTTTAAATCGACTAGTACCAGCACCACATGTGTCAGCAGGAGTTGGAATGCGATGGTCAATATTTATTCGTTCAACACTCAACCATCCCTTAGACGCTTCTTCATCTTCATCGTCTGGATCAATACCACCTCCAAGAATACTGTTTCTTCGATGACGATAAGTTAGGTAATCAGAAACGTCCTTTGCGTGAGAAAATTTATCTGCCAACAATAGTAAGTTCGGGTCTATTTCCTTTTCCATACCTACAGTCAATGTAGGATTGGTATAAACCTTCAGAGGACGCTTTAGATGATCGTGCTTATAAAGTTTTGTTTTAAACTCTGCTTCACTCTCAACCTCCAACAACTCCATGCGATCTTTTTTGAACGGACTATTTAATGTCTGTTCGATATATCGATCACATGTGGCAATATATTGCTCCTTCGTCAGTTTATGCTTTTTACTGTCAACTGTCAAATCCCTTTCTTTATATGCTGAAGGATTCCAACCTAACTCCACTAACCAACCTTTAATATGCGTTGTGTCATTTATTTTAGCAGCGCAATGAGTTACGATGGGACTTTGTGGGATTGGAAGAATATAATCTTTTTCATATAAAGTTGTTACATATCTATCTTGTCCCTCAGTTAGCCCCGGATCAAACTCAATCTTACCACCATGCTTTTCCACAAAATTTGTGATGTGCGCATTGGGTGTTCCGTCTTTCTTAAATTGTTTGACAGGAGGAATATACTGTTTTGCTGCTGTAATTCCAAGGGGTTTTGGCGGAATTAATGGCTCAACCACTTGACGCAATGCTTCCATTTTCTCATCAAGCTCTTTTACATGTTCAATCGCTTTTTCTTTATCGAACCAAAATCCACGATGCTCTTGATGCACAATAATAAATGCAACTTTCTTCTCAAGCTCATAAGCATCTCGCCAATCCCAGTCTCCCCACTCTCTAAGTAAAAATTTCCATGTCTTCAAGTTAGAACGCACGTCCTGCTTGTTATATACAAGCATTTCAGGATGATATTCTTTAAATTCTGCTCCAGCTGGTGCATCATGCTTGATCAAACCAAGCTGAATAGCTTTAGCCCTCCAATCAATCTTCTCTTCACCATGCAACTTACCAAAATATTCAATGCTGTGGGCTACACGATCAGGATTTAAAGTTTTTGACATCACCAATGTGTCTGTGATGGTTATAGGCTTTCCACAATAGCTATCCCTGCCCGTATCATAAAATTTCTCGTTACGCCTGCCCTGATTCACTCCAATCTTGAATTCTGCTCCAAAGGCCGCTTTACCGACCATCAAATCGAAGTTGATTATGTTATGTCCTATAAGCTCAGTCGCAGTATCAAGAATAAACTCTTTTACACGTTTTGTCTCATCACCTACAAATATAAATTCTTCTTCAGGTTTGTCAGCATTGATAAAAACTGTAGAATGAACCTTAAAACTATCTTTGAGCTTATAAGGAGATGCTGTGTAATCGACAGAATTAGAGTTCAATAAATCAGAAGTTTCTTTATCAAAGACTAAACGCATAACTTGCCACTCATTATTTCAATAGCTAGTAAAGCTCCTTTTATTTGTTGAACGACTTTTGAACTTAGCAAGACACCAATATGTCCTGTGTCACTTTCAATGTATTCAACATCTGTTCTAGTCATCATAGAAACTTTACTTACCACACCATCATTATCCCCAAGCAACCATTTATTATACCCTTTTGTTGTGACAACACTAAACCATTTACCCGGAAGTGTTTTATTCAATAATGTGCAAATAGGCAAACTTGTAGGCGTAATATCTTTAAACACTCTGGCAGGCCAAATAAACCTAAGAAAAAGCCCTGCAAAACAACCACCCCAAGGAGTTGCTAAAGTAGCCCCTCCAAAAGTTTTCTCTGGAAATAGTAGTGCTAGATGAGCACAATAAATTCCACCTAAACTATGCCCTATAAAAATAATTTTATCGTCTATTTGTGAAAGTTTTTCAGAAAGAGCTAGAAGATTACTTTCAAAACCATATGAACTGTCATAAGACAAATCTACTATATTAAATCCTTCAAGAAACTCTTTTATGTAATTAAAACTTTCAGGAGAAGAACCATGTCCATGAATCGTTACAATTGTTGTCATTTGTCATAAATTAATTTTAAATGCGCCATTTGTTCACGCACAATCTGTTCAATAAGCGGACGCAATCTTTCAGCTTCTGTTTTAATATGCTCTGCGGCATAAGCGTGCGCACATGGTTTTACTTCAAATTGAGGCGTCTGAATACGTGGCAAAAACTCGTCCATCGCTGAAAGAAAATACGTTGGATGTGAATGTCCTTGCCCAAATTTATCATTGAAAGAAAGTTTTATCATTCCATTTCTTTCATCTGTAAAAAACCATTTTACTTCTCCATTAAAATAGTCTGATGATCCATTAGCTTGCTTATACCCCAACTCAAGCAGGGCAAAAACAACTTTGCTAACATGCTCTCTACCGTTAGTCTTAATCTTCATGTTTTTAAATTTATTTGACATTATTCACTCCACGTAAATATCAATCATTCTGTTCACTAAACGCATGTGCCGTGTATGTCCTCGCATATCCTCTTTAAGAGCTTTTTGAACTTGTTCTAATCGTTTTATTTCTTTAGTCAGCTTATCAAGCTTTTTATAACAATATTCTGCTTCAGCATGATTTTTAGCTACTTTATAAGTTCTAGCAATAAGTCTTAAAGCCCTTTTATGAGTATATTTTATACGTAAAATGCCGCTATTAAGCTTTAACTGGCTTTGCATCAGAGAATATTCCATATCCATCCTTTAAATATGCCCAACGAGGGCAAAATGTCCTAGCAGGAAAGCCAAGCAAAGAGGGACTACTTTAAAAACAAACGTATACGCCTTCCCATGTGTAGTGAAAAAGAATACTTGAATTACTAGATACAAAGCTGTTACGAGAGAAAGTAGTTGAATTTTATCCATGTTGCTCCTCCTTCAGGTTTGGTGTGTTAATTAATTTTGTAATTCACATTATAGAGCAAATTTTGATTATTGTCAACTGTAAATTACAATTATTTAAAAAGTTTGTGGATGCGCTTGCATGTAGTCATCTTTATCCCACAAAGTATGTGTAGGATTATCGTAATAATATTGCCCACTCATCCCTGTATTGCCAGTCCACCTGCATTTAGTCATTTTCATGTAAGTTGTGTTTCTTTCAATTTCATCTTCTGCTTCTTTGTTTCTTGTAAATAACAGATTACATGCAGCACTTTTAAATATACTTGAACTGCCCAAGAAATCTTCTTCATGTAAATCCGCCCCGGTGCTTCCTTGCTTTCCTCCTTGAGGTGTCTTACGTGTGTGATTAATATTTACAAAAGTAACCGCATGGGATTTCAACAGCCCTTTCATCCAACGTTGAAACACTGCTTGGTCATCTACAGATAGACCATCCATCAAATCCTGCAATGGGTCGATAATAATAACTTTACACCCACATGAAACAATAAGCTCCATGATCAGCTCTTTAATAGATTCCAACCCACCATCACGGTCTTCAATTAAATGCCAACGATCAGTTCCATCAGGTAGTTTCCAAAGCTCCTCTTCTTTTTGCAAAACATAGTCACTGTTCAGATATTCAAGTTTTTCTTCTGGAGTTTCTATCAAATCAATCTTACGCCCAACGTGCCGAGATAAGACTTTCGTGCCATATTGTCCTGCGTCCGATTCAAGAGATAAGACCCCAATTTTATGTGGACTATTAAATATCCAATAATATGTACACTCATCTGCAATAGTGGACTTACCTGTTCCAGAGGCGCTTCCTAGATTAACAATCACACCTAATGGGATTCCTCCAGCCATCTGTTTTTGCACTTTATGCATAAATGGAGGAAGAGGAATTTTAGGAATTGCAGCTGCCTCTCTAATTTTAGCGCCCAGACTTCCGCTGCCAACTATTCCGTCTGGGCTATATGCTGGAGCGTCATAAAAAGCACGAAGAAATTGCTTCTCTTTATCTTTTTCTAAATACTCATTAGCATCCTTCAGAGAAAGCTTCATCACAAACATTTTCCCTTTTGGGATTACATCAACAAGATTTTTTACAGCCTCTTTTCCAGCCTCATCATTGTCATAGCAAACCACAATACGTTCAAACTGATTTAGCCAGTTATATTGTATTTGTATTTGCTTATAACTTCCTGTTTCCCCTATCGCGCTAGAAACAACCGGAATAGGATCAAAATCACTTCCCTTGGTCTTCCTGTAGTTTTCAAACATTTGGTATGCACTTAAAGCATCCAGCTCTCCAGCACACAATAAGACATACTTAGATCGTGTATCTTTCCACTTCCATTGCCCAAACAATTCTGAATGTTTTCCAATTTTTCCAATGCTATAAAAATCTTTTGGAATACACCTTACTTTATATCCTGCTGCTTTGTAATCTTGGGTATATGGATAATAACACTCTACTACTTCCCCTGTCTCTTCATCATATTTAAAACGTACTGCATAAGTTTTATATGTTTCATCCGATATACCCCTAAAATTTTGTCCAGAAGTTCCTGTATACGATTTTACTTTTACTTGTTCTTCTTCTGTGATTAATTCCTTCGTCATTACTTCCTCATCGTCATACTCATATACATCCCAACCCATTTTTTTCTTGTGCTTTTCGCTAGCAATGCACCAACCACAACTCCAACAATACGCAGAACGAGATTGAGCATAAACGTGTAGATTGTTTTTTGATTTATCTCTTCCGTTTCTTATACAACGTGGACATCCAGTTTTATGTTCTTTAGATAAGTCAATCCCGTACTTCTGTGCCAAGTCCATTTAATTTTACCTCGGTATAGTAAAGAAATTTCCAATGCATTACCCATCTCTCAATAAGAACTGGATTAAGTTTTAGAATATCTCTTTTAACTTTTTCTTTACCACCATATTTTTCATTAATCCATCGCATAAAGTGTCCAAGCTCTTTACCTTTAAAGCCAGTCCATACGCTGATCAAATCACCATTGTACCTAGCTTTAAAAAGAAGGTGTTGTTGATACTCTTTTTCTACTTGTTCATACACACTTTTAAAACCGGGAATAGTTGCAAACAACTGAGGAAGCCAACAATTCTTTCCTACAGTATTTTTATTTCTTTCCACCCATCCTGCGTTAATTTTTTGAACTGCTGTGTCTTCATAAGTTTCAAGCCACTTCAGAAATTCCATGTAGGTTTTCCGTTTCATATCCCGAATACGGCTGATGTGGTTTCTATTGTGCAGCATAAATATATCTTTGCAAAAGTAAGGACTTGTCACAACAAATTTAAAAATATCCTCAAGTGTATCAAAACCTTGTGCATAAATCTCATAATCGTATCCAAGCACAGGAAGGATATCTTTCCAATCAGTGAGCAACACAGCTGACTTATATAAGTGTGTTCCATCTCTCCAATTATAGCTCAAGCCATCGTGTCCAAGTTTCAAACCCATTCTATAAGCTACTCGGCCAAGAAGATTACCTAAATCATTATAAGCGAAATAATCTAAAGATGTTTGATACTTGCATGCTGGTGTAACAATCAAATCAATCTGGAATTCTCTGTGTTCAAAACTCAATACATTTGAGTTTTTGTAAGTCTCTGCTGGCTCAAACTCTTGAACTACTTGCTCTACCCAATCAACAGGGAGATTAGTAGAATCAATGATGATATCCATATCACCGAAAGACTCTTTTTCATGATACGCCTTGATAATTTCAAACCGACAATCTGGAAAGAGATTCTTAAGCTGGTATGTTATTAAAGATGCTAACGCGACGTACTCTTTATGAGAATATCTACGAGTAATGCACTTCTTGAGAGCATTTCCACCCATGATTTTTCCTTATTGGTAATTTTCCAATTTGCGCTCAAGTTCCCAAACTTCCGCTTTAAGATCATCTCTTTCAGATTCTAAAGACCAAATTTCGTCTTGAAGATTTTCTTTCTCTTTTTCCAATATTCTAACATCGTACTCTAAAGCATCAATTCTATCCTCTTGATTTTCATTTTTCTTTTCAAGCCTTTCAATATCATCTTCAAAGTTTTGAATAGCTAAATCTACATCATCCGCATGATAATAATCCCCTTCCGGGCTTTTGTCCATATTACCTACACCATCTGGCATATATCTGATCATATTATATTTCCTTACTAAGCTGCTTTAAGACTAACTATTTGCGCATGCACTTGTCTTACTTCAGATTCCCTGCGGTTTTCTCTTGCTCTGATTTCTTTTCGCATTGGGCCTTGAATTTTCAATATTTGATCCAGCATGGACTGCACGCATTGTGGGTCAATGATTAATTCCTGTGCCTCTGGAACAGGCGCAAACAATTCTTTAAAAAATGGCATATTATGTATTTCTTCATATGTAGTTTTTACCACATATGAATGCAAATCCACTCTTTTAAGCTTTGAAAAATCATGTTCTTCCGTCATATTGAGCCAGAACATGTCCTTACTGGCAGCACCTTGAATAACAATTGGATAAGCCGTTCCTGCTGCTCGCGGTGAATAGTAATCATTTGAAAGCTGAACAGCTCTCATTACATGATACCCATGCATTGTTCCATACATTGATAACTTAAAACCCGGATGATGGAAAACAAACCTCATTTCATCCATAAACGGAGAAACGTCTGTTGCACATTGCCATCCAGAATACCCCATTCGGCCAGTCGTTGTTTCAAATCCCGCCCAATGAACAGGAATGTGTGGACTTTGAACTATGCAGTTATGATGTGAATGATCCATCAGCAATACTTGCTTTTAAGTCTTCAATTTCTGCGTCAATATTGCGAACAACTTGCATTGCAGCTTCTTTCTTACGCAATGCAGTGACCAAAGCCGTTTTGGCTTTCTTTGAACGCTCTTCGTTAATTTCTTTCTTAGCTTCTGCTTCAATTGCATTGATATCGATTAGTGCCATGATTATTTTCTCCATTTAATAGAAATTGTGAATGGCATTAATTTATGCCACCACGGTGTTTTTAAAAGTAATTTTGTTTTCCTTGCTTCCACAGCCATACGGAATCTCTCCTGCTCAATCTCTTTTATGGCTTGTTTTTCGATTTCTTCTAGCATCATATTATTTCTTCTCAGCTTCTAAATCATCTTTAGCCATTAAAATAGCAAAATCATATGCCATCATTACTTGTCTGTGCGTTGTGTTAGGATAATCATTTCCTTCAGCAATTCTTCCGTCAAAACTATTTTCAAGATACCCTCTTGCTTCTAAAAACACTTGACCTTCACTTATTTTCATTAAAGCACCGATAGAACAAAATTTGCATGCAGTTTTAGAACTTACTCCAACATAATCAGATTTTTGATTTCTTGCGTAAGCTCCTTTAGTCCATGTCTTTCGGTCAGAAATTATTTTTTGAGCTTTTTGCAATGTTTTAACTACTTTCTTTTTCTCTTCAATTTTTGACATAATTTTCTCCTTCAATAGTCTTACGATATTGAATCCAGCCTTTGAAGTTTCCGCTCCACAAATTACCGTCACGATCTACGTGGCTAATACCTTTTTGCCATGTGACAGGATTTGACAACATGTTGTGACATTTTCCTACATTACCAAGACGTTCAAGATGCTCAATCCCCAGCATAGGCGTAGCACAATGCTCCAACGCACTTGCATGCTTCCTGTCAGCCCCTACAAGACGATCATACAACTCTTTACACTTCTCAAGTCCATAGTCTTCATTACGATAGGACACTGCAGCACAACGAGCACAAGATACTTTGATAGCATCCTCAAGACTTATTTCTTCAGTGCTATCAAAATCAAGATAATATTTTGAAACAGTGGTTTGTCGGCAAGTGTCCACATAAGGAAGATGCCAATGACCAGCCTTGAGATTATCAGAGGTGCTACTATTCAAAGCCTCTAACATACAACGTGCCAATTCCTGCAACGTAGGATCTGCAGCACCGTCATTACGAAGCCAGAAGAAATTAGCAAATTCTGTGGCAGATACAATCGTCTTCATCATCTGGAATGGCTCTGTGAGACGGTTGAATACTTGCTTGTGATAGCCTGCATCTGCGAAGGCTTTAGACCAGAAAATAGCGTCTTCCTTGGCAGCTTCCCAAGCAGCATCAGCAAACAAATGATCAGTGAAAGCATGTTCATCTCCTGATCTTAATCTTATATAGTTAGTGCGACCTGAAATCAATCCGTCATGCTCTCCATTATCCTGCATACCACTAACATTAGCCCCAAACCTTACAGGCTTTGCTGTCAATTGCTGCATCATCTTAGCAGCCGGAATAGCACGAGAACTAGCAGCATTTCGAGAAAACATCCGATGTGTCATCAATTCTGCGTGAATAATGCGTGGGTATTCAAGTTCCCAAGTGACAAGACGCACCCCATCAGGAGAAATACTGTCACAGATTACTGTGGCTTTAATGCTGCTTTTGCCTTCAATTGTTTTCATTTAAATCCTAGTCCCAGAAGTCAACACAATAAATGGCTCTACAATCAAACCACACTTTTCCTCATCATGATCTGCCTTTACCAAGTATTCGTGAAAACGTTTTGTAGCACCATATTCATCATTAAATGTTTCATAAACATCCACCATACCCATGAAACTGCCGTGCAATTTATAACGAGTAGTTTCTTCAAATTCCTCTGTAAGAATCTTCAAATAATTACTATAAGAATTTGATGCAACAATACGAATCTCATGTTGACCCTCTTCACCAAGACGGATAGTAATAGCTTCAATATTACCATCTACTACTTGCAAATCCAAAATGTCTTTAAACACACCCAGATCATTTGCATCTTTAATTTGTTTCATTCGCATTTAATATATTCCTTATTACCATTTCAAAAATGTGTCAAGAGCGTCATGATAGCCTTCCCAATTATCAACTCCTGCAATACGCAAGGCTTGTAGCATAAGAGAATCTTTGATAAGGCGGTCATATTCAAGTTGAGAGATTGTTATTTTCTCACCTTCAGGCTGCTTTACAGCCTTTTCCAAAAATACTGCCACTGGATTTTGCTCTTTCATACCAATCTCCAAATATTTCCTAACTCATCTTCATACATGTCATCATCAGGATAAACAAGAACTCGTTGCGTAGTTTCTGGATCAAATACATAGTACATACCCATATCTACATCATAATATACTCTTAAAGCAGGATAATTGTTTGGGTTCCAATTTTGCTTAGGAAATTCTGTGACAATAACTTCCTCTTCATATGTTTCATAATCACATGCCACACAATTATTACGACGAACAATCAAAACTGCAGCTATAACAAGAAACAACAAAATTAACGAAAGAGCAATTGTGAATAACATAGAAACCTCTTAAAGAATAATTATTGCTAAAATAATAATAGCAAATATTGCTGAGAAAACAATGAGTAACGCTGCTACGCCAGCATCCATGCTTTGTTGTACAATTACAGGTTGTGGAGCTGTCTGTTGTACCGGTTGTGCAGATTGCTGTTGATAAGCATCAGTTGGTACTGCTTGAGCTACCATAGCACCATTTTGTACTGGGATAAATTGCCCGTTAATATAATTACCTACCAAATATCCTTGTTGATTTACTACTTGTCCATTAGGGTATAACAAAGCATTATTTGTATAAATGCCGGGGCCAGCGTACATAACTGTTCCATATGGATGCATCAAATTCCCTAGAATAAGGCCAGTCATCAATCCACTGTGATAACTATAACCCATTCCCCATCCACCGTAGTAATGACCTGAGCTATAAACATTCCGCGAGTAGCTACGAACAATGGTTGTTCGTGTAATAGTACGAGAAGGTGCTGCAGTTGTTAAAGATGGACGTGAGTATGATGGACGTGAGTATGATGGCCTTGAAAAGCTGCTTGTAGAACGGTAGCTTGAAAACCCTCCACTGCGAAATCCGCCTCCTGAAAATCCTCGACCTCCGCTTGAAAAACTTCCTGCATTAGCAAAAACAACTACCAACATTAACAATATGAATAAAGTTTTCTTCATTTATTTTCCTTATTTTCTTTAATTTTACGTTCAATAATTTCTTCTATTTTTGCTTCCCATTCAGCCACATCAGGTTTTACACGATCAGGTTGATTTGTTCTTTCATCGTATTCTTGAGCTTTTCGTTTTAGTTCTTGATACTTTTGCCATTCTTTTATAGTAATTGTAATTACTGAAATGTCTTCTGGTTTGCTATAATCCGGTAAAGGCCATTTACCTCTGTAGTGGTCTGTAATCATACTTACTGCGCACATATATTAAATATCCCTTTCAGTTAATTTTCTCATTTATGAGAATTATTTTGCGTCACTAATTAAATAATCATAACGCACAATATTCTTCTCTTCAGATGAAATTCTTTCAAATGCTAAAGCAAGCATTCCATCCTTGTTTGTAAAAAATGTGTGATGCCCTATCACTGCCACTTTAATCATATGCCTATCCCATTTAGGGTGCACTGTATGGTTGTGGTAGTACAAAGCATCTTTGCTCAAACTCTCTCCTAAGAAAGTTTTCATTATAATTTCTTCTGATTGCGCCTCAGACAGCCATTTGGTATGTCGGGTAAAGAAACTAAATTGATGCGGAGCACGTACAACCTGACAAATTGTTTGATGTAATACTTTTGTTCTGTTGAGAATTACATCCAGCACAGCTCTCTGCCCTACAATACTTTCACCTCGGCTTTCATACCAAATTGCAGAACCTAGGCATTGCTTATCAGTGAGAGCATGTGCATTATAACATGCGAAAAATAAAATTGCAAATAAGATCGTTTTACATCGTTCTTTAAAAATTTTGATACTTTTATTAAGATTCATAGTCATCCCCGTTTCGTTCTGCGTTAATTAAATCATGTCCCAATTGACGGCGAATTTCTTTATTGTAAGCTCTTAGATCAACTGAAGATGGTACTGGAGGCATCCATTCCGATTTTGGTTTCATTAGAGCTGCTCGTTGTTTTTCAACAGCTATTGAATTATCAATTTTTGTGACAAGGTTTTTTAATTTTAAATCTGCTACTTGTTGCAATAAGTCTTCAATCTCTTCTTCAAGTCCATCAATATAATCCGCAGCTTCGTGCCGAATAGCATTTGCTGTCACAACATTTCTGAGAAGTTGTTGAATTGTCTCCTGCCGTGTCTCCATTAATCCTCCAAAAATACAATTATAAATACTGACAACAACGCTATTATATTTAATACCCACAATACAATTAATGCATTAAATGCTTCACTGGTATGGTGGTTCCAAAGTAATGGTGTTGTATATTTATAATGACAAGAAGTTGTTAAAATTGGGGTTATCAATAGTAACCCTTTTGTTATAAATTTTTTCATTTAAATGCTATATAATCATATTTACTTTTCCTGTTCAGTATTATTACTGCACTTTTTACAGTAATAAGCTGACGGCGGAACGCATCGATCATGTCCGTTATCGGCTTCACCACCACACTTAGGGCATTTCGATAAGTCGTCCTGTCCGAATGCTATGTGGTTGGATTCAGCGATTGCGGCTGCTGCAAAATTTGCTGATGCAAGAGCGGCCTGCTCCCACTGTTTGGAGCCTCTTTCGATTCGCAGCGCGTCCATCAGAGCGAAGAAATATCCATCCGGCACTTGCGAAGCCAGCCGCAAACTGCGTACTTCACGCGCAAGCAACATGCACACCACACGCCATCCATTTGAGCCTGCGTGAAACGTCATGCCTCGTACCCATTCATCGGCAAATGCTAGACATTCATCGATTGTCATCTTTACGACGAATCTATCGTCAATCGGTGCTTTGCTGTCTGTATGGGTGGATGCAGCAGATTGCATGCCGGGTGATGTGCCATTCAAAACTTCTTTAATTTCCGCAATCGCATGGCTGTACGCGGTGTTTGCCATATGCACCGTGTTGTATTTGGTGTATGGATCAATGCAACCAGTAAGGCGTTCAATCACACCGTTTAATCCGACGCGCCAAGGCTCTTGCTCACTCACCGCTTTGTCGCCATCAAGGGCGGCAAGCAGAATTATCGCAGTGAGCGATTCAACTAATTCTATGCGCACATCTTCGTCAATTTCATTTGTATTGAAGGCATGTTTTATGCCGCGCCGATCCGATAAATCAGCAATTATTCCGCGAGCTGCTTTGTGTGCCCAGCCTTTTGACGGGGTGGCTTGATCGAATGGATACTCTTCACCGATTTCAAGACGGTGCCTCGCAATTTCAATTTGCGTCAGCGTTTGGTTACTTGCCATTTGTACGCTCCTTTAATTTTTCGGGTGCAGCTTGTTGAATGTCTCAAGTGCGGCATTTTCTGCAGCCTCTACACCGTTTGGGAATGCTTTGAAAAATGCAGTCCTGCACTCACGCCATGTGTTGACAGGTGCATAACCATTGCCGTCAGTTAGATTCGAGTTTGACCAATCAGAAAATTTCTCCTGTGCTTCATCCTGTTCCTTCGCCGTATTCGATGCGGGTGCGCAGCGGCAGAGGTCTTCGATAAAATCAGCAGCTTCATTGATGGCTGTATATGCCCATGAATGCAGGTCTGTTAGTTCGCGCAGATTTTCAATATGACGCTTTGCCTCCACCACTTCCTTGCTCTCAATAGGAGA